AGAAGAAGAGACATACAACATCGTTGCTGCTCACGGTTATTTCGGACGCCTTATTTTCCAATATGCTTCCTTTAATAACTCACGTTCGCTGCACTTCTTCCTTGCTGCCTGGCCCGTTGTAGGCATCTGGTTCACCGCTCTTGGTGTTTCCACGATGGCTTTCAACTTGAATGGATTTAATTTCAATCAGAGCATCATTGACTCACAAGGTCGTGTTCTGAATACCTGGGCTGATGTCCTCAACCGTGCTGGTCTTGGGCTCGAGGTAATGCACGAAAGAAATGCACATAATTTTCCTCTTGACCTTGCTGCTGCCGAAGCAACTCCTGTTGCTCTGACTGCTCCTGCAATTGGTTGATAAGAAACTAAAAATGTGATATAATGAAGAGACCTCAAAAGGGTCTCTTTTTTTATAAATAAGTATAGAAAATAAGCATTACTGAAATGAAAATCTGCCTTTCTTGCAATCAATCTCTACCAGAAAGTTCCTTTCATAAAAGGACATATGCATCTGGAAATATTGGTCTTCAACCAAAATGTAAAAAATGCCAACATAACAGAAGAGCAAAATACTATAAACCTCACGAGTTTATGCGTCGAAAGTTCAAACTTACAGAAGACCAATATAATGACCTAATGAAAAATGAAAACTGTGAGATATGTAATGTAGAACTAACCAAGAAATGTATAGACCACTGCCATTCTACAAATAAGGTTCGTTATCTCCAAAAGCACCAATAATATGTCTCATAATAATCAACACCACCCTATGGAAGATTGGGTAATTTGGGCAGGAGTAGGAATGATGGGATTCACCGTGATTGTGTTTGTCGTCTTCACTCTTTCAGTAATCTATTGGGGATGAGCACTAATACTCATTGACTCTTTTGTAAAGAACTGTTAAGATAAATATGAGAAATACAATGGAGGCTATGACTTCTTCTACACTCACGCAACAATCAATTCAACAGAGGGGGTGGTTCGATGTCCTGGATGACTGGCTTAAACGAGATCGCTTTGTCTTTGTGGGTTGGTCTGGATTACTTCTTTTTCCCACTGCTTATCTTGCCCTTGGTGGTTGGCTTACTGGGACAACGTTTGTTACAAGCTGGTACACCCACGGGTTGGCGTCTTCTTACCTTGAGGGTGCTAATTTCCTTACGGCAGCTGTGTCAACGCCTGCTGACGCTATGGGTCATTCTCTTCTTCTACTTTGGGGTCCTGAGTCTCAAGGGGATATCGTCCGCTGGTTCCAACTTGGGGGACTCTGGCCTTTTGTGGCACTCCACGGGGCTTTCGCTCTGATTGGATTTATGCTTCGCCAGTTTGAGATTGCTCGTCTGGTTGGTATTCGTCCTTATAATGCCATCGCATTCTCTGGTCCTATTGCCGTATTCGTTTCCGTGTTCCTGATGTACCCTCTGGGGCAATCCAGTTGGTTCTTTGCTCCATCCTTTGGTGTCGCAGCAATCTTCAGGTTCCTGCTGTTCCTTCAGGGTTTCCACAACTGGACTCTCAACCCCTTCCATATGATGGGAGTTGCTGGTATACTGGGTGGAGCACTGCTTTGTGCTATTCACGGTGCTACTGTGGAGAATACACTTTATGAAGACGGAGACAAAGCAAATACATTTAAAGGATTTGAACCGACTCAAGAGGAAGAGACTTATTCTATGGTTACGGCTAACAGATTCTGGTCTCAGATCTTTGGTATTGCTTTCAGTAATAAGCGTTGGTTGCACTTTTTTATGCTTTTCGTTCCAGTTATGGGTCTCTGGACTTCTTCTATTGGCATCATCGGTCTTGCTCTTAACCTACGTGCCTACGACTTTGTATCTCAGGAGATTCGTGCTGCTGAAGATCCTGAATGGGAAAGCTTCTACACGAAGAACGTGCTTCTTAATGAGGGACTACGTGCCTGGATGGCAACTGCTGACCAACCGCATGAAAATTTCATATTTCCTGAGGAGGTATTACCTCGCGGAAATGCCTTGTGATGAAAATATAATACCCTGCGGAAACGAAAAGACCCTTAAGGGTCTTTTTTATTGACTAACTTTCCAAACTATGATATTATAAATAATATAAGTTATTCGTAGTTTGGAAAGTTATGTTGTGTATTTTAGATATAAAATCAGCACCTAAAGGTAGAATAGCAAAATGTTTATGTGAATGTGGGACGGAAAAGAATATTTTTCTATATTCTATAAAACCTGGAGGTAAAGTTAGAAGTTGTGGATGTTATAGAAGAAAAGAAAGGGCAAGAAGAAATATAATAGAAAAACCAGTGGAGGAAAGAAAGTGTGATGATAGAAGATATAAAATGTTCCATAATGCTCAACACAGGGCAAAAATAAAAGGTATTCCTTTTAGTATAACTATAGATGATATAATGATCCCAGAAACTTGTCCTTTACTTGGAATACCTCTTGTATCTACTAATGATAAAAGAGATCCAAGAAACCCCAGTTTAGACCAGAAAATACCAGGACAAGGATACACTCCTGATAATATTTGGGTTGTTTCTAGTAGAGCAAACTGGATAAAATGCGACGCCTCCCTACAAGAACTAGAACTTTTAGTAGAAAATCTCAAATGTTACTCATCCTCCTGTTCTTCCAACTCTTCGGAGTATTCCTTTTTATAATGTCCGTAGCACAAGAACTCTAATACATAGAATGGTTTATTTAAAAATATGAAAAACCTATCACTTTCAGTCATTATAATTACTAAGGAGTTTTCTCTCTTTTATGAAAATCTTTTTAGATACGGCAGATGTTTCAATGATTGAACCAGCATATGATGCTGGATTATTGGATGGAGTCACCACAAATCCCACTTTGATTCTGAAAAGTGGCAGACAACTTAAAGAAGTTATTAAAGAAATTTCAAGTACATTTTCCGAGTTAGAAAGCATTTCGGCAGAAGTCGTTGCAGATACTGCAGAAGAAATGCTCTCACAAGCACAGAAGTATTATACAATTGCACCACACGTTACAATTAAACTTCCCTGCACTGTGGAAGGACTGAAGGCATGTAAGCAACTTTCTTCGGTTGGAGTTAAGACAAATGTAACTCTGGTGTTCTCGGTGGCGCAGGCAATACTCGCATCAAAGGCAGGAGCAACTTATATCTCACCATTTGTCGGTCGTTGGATGGATAATTCGGTAGATGGAATTGAACTGATTAGAAACATTCGTAAGGTATTTGACCAGTCATATACAGATACTCAAATTCTTGCAGCATCCATTCGTGATGTGAGACAGGTAGAGCAGTGTGCCGTATATGGTGCAGATGTCGTTACAATCCCTCCTGTGGTCTTCTGGGCAATGTATAAGAACATTATGACCGAGAAGGGACTTGAGCAGTTTCAAAAGGATTGGGAGGAAGTTCTGAAGAGTCAAAATGATTAAAATCTTTGCACACTGGTTGTCAAATCACACATATGTTATGATTGTGATTAGTGGATTTGTCACGGCACCATTCACATATTTTGCAATAGACAGTTTGAAACATCCAGAAAAATATAATCACAAATGATCTCTTCCACAACTCCAGATAAACTTGCCAATATTATTCGTGACACTTGGCCTGGACTTTACAGACTACCTAAAGTATCTTATAATAAGGAAAAGAATGAAACCAATGAAAAGGTATAATAGTGAAGATTATTTTTCGGTGATTGATAAAGGAACTGGAAGAAAGATTGCCGATTGTGGTGAATATTCGGATGCTATGATGATGGTCTCTTTCGATCCTCAAAATAGAACCATCACAACAAACAAAATGTTGATGGGACCAGTTGTTGATATGGAACTTCCAAAGGCACTGCCAACTTCAGAGATTGTTGTAAATATGAATGGTGGAGTTGGTGGGTCTTGGAGAGTAGAGGAATCCACTGGAAATGAACCTTCGCCACTACCACAAATAAAACTTCCCGAAGGACAGGGAGAACCTGTGAAAGTTTAATAATATGAAAAATACATTTGATTATAAATTATCAGTTCTTTATTATGGAGTTGATGATACTGTTAATAATCATGAGTATTTTGTGAATGACATATTTGCAAATTATAAGCATATTGAATGTGATTATATTTTAGTGGGTCAAGAAGATCATACAGATAAAATATATGATGTTTTCATTTATCATTGTACTGATCCAAATCGTTTGAATCATTTCGGATTTTCTCCTACATATGAACAAACTAAAAATGCTGTTTTAAAATTTAAACCCAAAATTATATTACAATTGGCTGATGAATATCATTCTGAACATAATGAAATTCATAATTTGTTGGGAAACTTTTGTAATTTATTTTTGAGGCAGTATAGGCATCAATCTCATTTTCATTGTTATAATAAAAATGTAGTTCCAATACCACTTGGATATGTGAATGGAATTCAAATTAAAAATAATCCAAAAATAAAACCAATGAAAGACCGAAAGTATAATTGGTCTTGGGTCGGAACCATGAAAACTGATCGTCGTCATATGATCAATACTTTTTGGAATATGTGGAAAAGTGTTGTAATTACAAATGCATATCTTTCAACAAGTGAGATTTTTGATTTATATTGTGAATCAATTTTCGTTCCTTGTGGTAGAGGAAACATTAGTTTAGATTGTTTTAGACTTTATGAATCTACTCTTGCCGGAGCAATACCAGTAGTTGTTGGATCGCCAGAAGAGATTGATTCTACATTTTGTTTTTTTGATGAAAAACCACCTTGGATATTTGCTGAATCATGGGAAGATGCAATTCATAAGTGCCAACAAGTGGAGGGTAATTTTCAAATACTTCAGGATATGCAAAATCAAAATATTGATTGGTGGAATAGAATTGTAAATTTAATTCAATGTAAGGTTTCGGATGCACTAAAAGAAAATGTATGTGATCATTCTGAAGTTATGAATTATGTTATAGATCAAGAAAATAATATTGAAAAGACTAGATCTGTTGTTTGGTATAATACTTGATTATGTTAAGTCGGATTCAAAAATTTCTTAAAAGAGATCAAGATATTACTTATTATGATGAGTTTCATTACATTTATATTACTCTAAAAGAATTAATTGAAGTTATAAAAACAAAGAATAAATAATCATAAGTTGCAAATACTTATGGTTCCTCTACACTCGTTTAAGGACTATCTGTTCAATCTGGAAACGGCAAGTAAAGCAGAAGCAAAACGAATGTGGAGGAAGAGTATAAAGGAGCAATGGGAATACAAGTGTGCCTATTGTGAGTCGGAAGATAATATTACATTAGATCATATTATTCCACAATGTAAGGGTGGACTTGATATTAAGACAAATGTAATTTCCTGCTGCCATTCATGTAATCAATCAAAAGGTCATACTCCTTGGGAAGACTGGTATTCTTCTCAGGAGTTTTTTTGTGAGCAAAAGTATAAAAAAATAAAAGAATGGGTTAAGGTTGAAAAACCAACTGAATTATTTGCTTATCGACCCAGAAAAAACAATGCACTTTAATTTAAGTTTTATTTTTTTAGATAAATAATAAAAGAAGAAATTCCTGTAGTTTGATAGTAATTTCATAGATGTCTGGATCAATAATCAGGATTAAAAGATCTGCTGTTCCCGGTAAAAAACCTCAAGTATCAGATCTTCAAACTGGAGAATTAGCCCTAAACACTTTTGATGCCGAACTTTATGTTAAGAGAGTTCGTGCTGGCATAGGGACAGACATCGTTAAAATTGGTGTTGGTGCTACAGTCACAAATATTTTATACGTTACAAAGGACGGTAATGATACTAATACTGGAAAAAAACTTGGAGATGCAAAAGCAACCATAAAAGGTGCTGTTGCCGATTCATCTGAAGGAACTGTTGTTAAGGTCAGTGCTGGAGTTTATATAGAAGATAATCCTATTGTACTTCCCGACAATGTCAGTGTTGTTGGTGATAGTTTAAGAGAGGTTTCAGTAATACCCCAAAATCAGGCAGATCTTTTTCATGTTGGAAAGGGTTGCTATGTTGCAGAAATGTCTTATCTGCCACTGGATGGGCAGTCATTACCATATGCAATTTTTGCATTTGATCCGAATAACAGAAGATATATTGATCAGTCTCCATACATTCAAAATTGTACTAACTTTATTCCAGAAAGTATAGGTCTTCAAGTTGATGGTACAAAAGCACTTGGACCATTGAAGTCAATGGTTTTGGATTCATATACACAGTATAATCCAAATGGCGTTGGTGCATCAATGACCAATGAGGGATATGCTCAATTGGTTTCTTTGTTCACAATTTGTGATAATATTGCGGTTTATTGTGGGTCTGGTGGAGCATGTGACCTTACAAACTCTAACTCTTCTTTTGGAAATTATGGACTTGTTGCAGATGGTGTTGGTCCATTAAAATATAAAGGAGTACTATCAGAAAATTTAGAAGTAAATCAAGACACCTTTGTAGTTGACTTATCAACCCCAACCCTTAAGATTGTAAATGCAAGTTATGACAATACAACTGGTCTTATAACTGCATATACTAATGTACCACATGAATTTTCAGTTGGAATGAATGTTGAATTAAATAATTTAGGATTTCAATGTTCACCAATTCCTTCACCAATTAATGTTATAAATGCTGTTTATGATAGAGTAAGTGGAATTGCAACCATATACACTCAAGATCCTCATAATCTTGTTGTTGGATTAGGAGTTTCGGTTGTTGGTCTAGGTTTCACTTGTCCATCTGGTCCAGGAATTGTAACGTATCCAAGTGGTAATTTGGGGTATGACTTTAAAGTTCTCCCCATTGGATTTGGGAATACATTTTTTGCTATAAATGTGGGAACTTCCACTTTGCCACATACTTATGTTTCTGGTGGAAAAGTTTTTAATCTTTATGAATATTTTATAGAAAAGCAAAATCGTAATGTTACAAATGCCATCTATGATCATGTTTCTGGAATTGCTACAATTACTTTAAGTGGTGACCATAATTTTTCAGTTGGTTATGCTGCTAAAATTGTTGGTCTAGGTTTCACTTGTCCATCTGGTCCTGGAATTGTAACTTATCCAAGTGGTAATTTAGGATACGTGTTTAAAGTTGATAAGGTTGTGGATGATGAAACATTCTCAGTAAATGTTGGAGCATCTACATTACCACATACATACGTTTCTGGTGGCACTGTTGAGTCTATTGGTAGAGCATACCCAAGTGGAAAATCTGGGAATATCTTTAGAGTTTCCGCAGTTGCACCAGGAAGATATCTTGATGCTTATGATTCTATTGTTGCCAATAAAAAAGAAATTCAAGATAAATCACTAGCTGCCATTGCAATACAACATCCGGATTTTTACTTTCCTGGAGATGAGCAGACCAATCCAAGATCTCGCTACTATGATGCTTATAGGCTAATACAGAAAAATAGACAGGAAATCGTAGATAAATCATTATCTTCTATTGCTGTCGGATTTCCTTCAAATTTCTATTTCCCAGATCAAACAGAAACTAATAGTCGATCTAGATATTATGATGCACATCAACTGATTATAAACAATAGGCAATATATTGTTGATGCGGCATGGAATGCTGCAGTTACAGTATATCCTGGAATATCTTCAACACAACAAAAGTGTAAGAGAGATCTTGGATTTTTTATTGATGCGATTGCAACAGATGTATTTACTGGTGGCAATAAGTATTCCAGAGACTTTACTCTTCAGTATTTTAATAATGGCACTCCAATTTCTAATGGATTAGTTGGAGAAGAAATACAATCTAATTATGCTTTTAATGAAGCTGCAAATTTGATGAAGTTGGCGATTACAAATAATCTTCCATATGTAGATTTATCGATTACTGCAGATCCTGATCCAAATAGTTATCCCCCACCTTACGGAATTCCGGGGTATACTATTGGAAATGATAATCCTTATTCATGTGTCGATGTTCAAGACAACATTGATAATTTAGTTGGAATTGTAACCAGTGTTATTGGAGCAGGAAATACTTCTTTATTATTAACCTTTAATGAAAATCTTGGAATATCTACAATATTAAAATGTGCCAGAGATCTTGGGTATCTTGTTGATGCAATTTCAACAGATGTATTTACTGGAGGTAATAAGTACTCTAGGGATTTCACAAAACAATACTTTAATAATGGTGTTCCAATTTCTAATGGATTAGTTGGAGAAGTAAGTCAATCATTATATGCATTTAATAGTGTTAAATCATATGCTAAAAAAGCAGTTACTAATCAGTTAAATTATAAAGATGTTGGCATTAGTAGCGGTCCTTCAATATATGGTGGCGTTGGAATTGCTCTAACAGTTTATCCATCTGGAAATCCCGATTCATGTGCTGATGTTCAAACTAATATTGATAATCTTGTTGGAATTGTAACCAGTGTTATTGGATCTGGAAGTCTTTCATATCTCACATCATTTAATGAGAATTCTGGATTATTTGATGAGAGTATAACAAAATGTCAAAGAGATATTGGATATATTATTGATGCGGTTGCTAAAGATATTAGAGATTTTACTAATGAAAATTCTATTAAGGCAGCAAAATTTTATTTTGAAGCTTCTGGAAATTCTTTATTGACAAACGGAGTATTTGGGGAAGTTCAAGAAAGTATCACAGCGTTTAAAGCAGTAAGAGATTATTCAAAATTGGCAATTAATAATCAACTGAATAATAAAAATTTCTCTCTAGTGCCCGATCCTCTTACTGGATCAAATAATAATATTAATTCTTGTGCCAATATCCAAAGTAATATTGATAATCTTGTTGGAATTATTACAACAACACTTTCGATAGGAAACCTGAGTTCACTGCCATCAGTTTCATATGGAAGTACAATATTTACAACTAATGTTGGTGTATCAACTTTACCCCATTTCTATAAATCTGGTGGAATTGTAAAGATTAATATAATTCGTCCTTTTGATGGTGAAGTTGTTTATTTTGATGATCTATATTTTTCTGTAACAAAAGTTACAGTAATTGAAGGTGGATCTGGTTATGTAAATGTTCCTGAAGTTGTAATTGATCCACCAACTACTGAATGGGGAATTCCAGCACAAGCTGTTGTTGAACTTCGAAATGGATCAATTGTTGGAGTCGAACTTGTATCTAATGGTAGAGGATATACATCTTTACCTAGAGTTAATGTCATATCGAGTGATGTTGGAATTACAACTGCAAAAGTGGAAATTCAAATCACGCCTACATACTATTTTATAACTAAAGCAACTCCGGTTGTTTCTGGAATTACTACTGTAACTGTTACTGATAACCTACCATATTCTTCTGGAATTGGAACAAGCGTTTATTTCTATAAGCAAAGTAGAGTATTAGCATCTGGTCATTCCCTTGAATATATTGGTTCTGGTACTGAAATTAATGATGCCATTCCGTTTAATGGTGGAGTTCCAATTCAAGAAAATGAAACTGAATCTATTGATGGAGGCATCGTTGTTTTTACTTCAACAGATCAATCTGGAAACTTTAGAATTGGTGACGGTGTAATTGTTAATCAGGCAACAGGAACAATTTCTGGGGTCTTTTATTCGAAAAGTTTATTCTCAACAATCACCCCATTTATCCTAGCACTAGGAGGAGATTAATTTAAAATGGCACTAGCACTTAATGTATTCAGAACCATTACTAAAGTAGCAACTACAACTCCAGTTGGAATTTATACTGCTCCTGTTGGATATAGTGGAGTTGTTCTTCTATCTCAAGCAACAAATATTGGTGCTCAATCTCAAGAGATATCAGTTGATCATGTTAGAAAAATTGCTGGAATTGCAGTTACAACTGAGATGCTTAAAAATTTTCCAATTTCTGCAAATGATAGTGCAAGTTTGGCAACTGGAAAACTAATTCTTGAATCTGGAGATTCTATCAAAGTATCTTCAAATACAAATACAAATGTTAAAGTAATTTTAAGTATTTTAGAGACTCTTAACTAAAAATGACAAAGTATACTAGCGGTAGACAAAGAGATTTACAGATTGGTATTAAGTCATATACCGAAGGAAGTACTGCATTAGAGGTTATTGGAAATGTTGGTATAGGAACAACATTAGCAACTTCTGATCTCACAGTAGTCGGTGATGGTTTATTTACTGGAGTTGTTACTGCTAGAAAATTTGTTGGTGAAGTTGAAATTACAACTATAGATTTTGAAAATCTAAACGTTAAAAATCTAACTGTAACTGGATTTGCCACAGTTAATCAATCTTTAACTACTGGTGTGGTTATATCTGGTGTTGCCACAATTAATCAATCAATCACCACCAGTTCTATCATTGGGTTTGCTAGTGTTGGTGTCGCAACAATCACTACACTAGATGCTGACTATATTGATGCTTTCATAGTTACTGGTAGGACAAGATTGTCAACCGGTGAAACTGGCATCAATATTACCCAAGATACAATCAGTGGTCCAAGTATAATTTATATTGATCCTGCTGGCGTAGGAGTCAATACTGGAATTGTAAGAATTAAGGGTGATTTATATGTAGATGGGACAGAATTCATCGTTGATTCTACGACCATCGAACTTGCAGATTTTAACGTTGGCATTGCCACAACCGTAGGAAGTAACGTACTTTTAGATGGTGCTGGAATTGGAATTGGTTCTACCAATATAAGAAAATATTTTACTTATTCATATACTAGCGATTCATTAAAATCCAGTGAAAATTTTGATATTGGTGTAGGAAAAACTTATAATATTGGTGGAACTGAAGTTCTTACTTCAACTCGATTAGGATCTGGTGTCACAGATTCTAACTTAAGGAATGCAAATCCTGGAATTATTTCAGATAGACCAGCAATATATGCAGCAGAAACAGATAGAATAAATGATTATCTACTTCTTTATGATGATAGTCAAGTTTCTTTAAGAAAAATTTCTTTACAAGAAGCTTCTATTCAAGGTGTTCAAGGTACTCAAGGTGTTCAAGGATTGCAGGGATTCCAGGGACTTCAGGGGGATCAAGGAACTCAAGGTACTCAAGGAGATCAAGGTGTTCAGGGTGCTCAAGGTCTTGGATTCCAGGGTACTCAAGGATCTCAAGGTACTCAAGGAGATCAAGGAACTCAAGGACTTCAAGGTACTCAAGGTTTGGGTGCTCAAGGTACTCAAGGTATTCAAGGTGAGCAGGGAACTCAAGGAACCCAAGGAGATCAAGGAACTCAGGGTGCCCAAGGTCTAGGTGTTCAAGGATCTCAAGGAACCCAAGGGGATCAAGGTACTCAAGGAACCCAAGGAGATCAAGGAACTCAGGGTGCCCAAGGTCTAGGTGTTCAGGGATCTCAAGGTATTCAGGGTGAGCAGGGAACTCAAGGTGTTCAGGGTGTTCAAGGATCTGGAGTTCAAGGTACTCAAGGTACTCAAGGAGATCAAGGTACTCAAGGTCTTCAAGGTGTGGGTTCTCAAGGTGCTCAGGGAATTCAAGGAGAGCAGGGTACTCAAGGTCTTCAAGGTCTTCAGGGAGATCAAGGAACTCAAGGACTTCAGGGTACTCAAGGTTTGGGATCTCAAGGAACTCAAGGAATTCAAGGAGAGCAGGGAACCCAAGGAACTCAAGGAGAGCAAGGAACTCAAGGAACTCAAGGTTTGGGTGTTCAGGGGTCCCAAGGTACTCAAGGAATTCAAGGAGATCAGGGAACTCAAGGTCTCCAAGGTACTCAAGGTTTGGGTATTCAAGGAACTCAAGGAACTCAAGGAACTCAAGGAATTCAAGGTTCGGTAAATAATTTTCAAGGTACTCAAGGCGCTCAAGGAACTCAAGGACTTCAGGGAGATCTTGGTAGATTAAGGGTTTATAAACAATCTGATCCACCAACAGGTGTTCAGGAAGGAGATATTTGGGTTGATATTGACAATGGAGTCATCTATACTTATTATGCTGATACTGATACTAGTTCAGCTCAATGGGTTGAATTTGGACCAGATCCAACTGGACCTCAAGGTGTTCAGGGTCTTCAGGGCAATCAAGGTAATCAGGGAAATCAGGGAAAACAGGGAACTCAAGGATTCCAAGGTAATCAAGGATTGCAAGGAGTTCAAGGCACTCAAGCAAATCAAGGTACTCAAGGATTCCAAGGTAATCAAGGTACTCAAGGTCCATTAAGTAATTTTCAAGGTACTCAAGGTCCATTAAGTAATTTTCAAGGAACTCAAGGAACTCAAGGAACTCAAGGTACTCAAGGTGCTCAAGGTACTCAAGCAAATCAAGGTACTCAGGGATCTTTAAGTAACTTTCAAGGTGTTCAGGGATCTTTAAGTAATTTCCAAGGTACTCAAGGAAGGCAAGGACTCACTGGTCGAGGTAATGATGGTCCTCAAGGAATTTCTGGAGAGTTTGCCGGCCAAGGTGTTCAGGGATCTTTAAGTAATTTCCAAGGTGTTCAAGGTAGAGCTGGAATTGTAACAGGTCAAGGTGCTCAAGGTCTAACTGGAGATGCTCCCGATAACCAGGGCACTCAAGGTACTGCTGGATTACCTGGAGACTTCCAAGGTACTCAAGGTCCATTAAGTAATTTCCAGGGGGCACAAGGACCTCGTGGTGGGGGACAAGGTACTCAAGGTGCTCAAGGACGTGATGGATTATTTGCTGGTCAAGGCGCACAAGGTCCATTAAGTAATTTTCAAGGTCTTCAAGGTGCCAAGAATGATAATCAAGGTACTCAAGGTGCCAAGAATGATAATCAAGGTACTCAAGGTGCCAAGAATGACAACCAGGGAACTCAAGGAACTGCTGGTAATGATGGAACACCCGGAGATTTTCAAGGAACTCAAGGATTCCAAGGAACTCAAGGTGTTGGAAGTCAAGGTGTTCAAGGAATTTCTGGTGGAGGTCAAGGAACCCAAGGTGTTCAGGGTAACTTGAGTAATAATCAAGGTACTCAAGGAAATCAAGGTGCAATAAACAATAATCAAGGAACTCAAGGATCTCAAGGAACTCAAGGATCTCAAGGTACTCAAGGTGATCAGGGGACACAAGGACTTCAGGGTCTTCAGGGTGCTCGTGGAAATTTCCAAGGCACTCAAGGTGCTCAAGGTGCAATAAACAATAATCAGGGTACTCAAGGAACACAGGGTACTCAAGGTAATCAAGGTCTTCAGGGTGGGGGAAGTCAAGGTTCTCAAGGAACTCAAGGTGCAATAAACAACAATCAAGGTACTCAAGGTACTCAAGGTGCAATAAACAACAATCAAGGTACTCAAGGAAATCAAAGTACTCAAGGTACTCAAGGAAGACAAGGAACTCAAGGACTTTCTAATCAAGGTACTCAAGGCACTCAAGGTGCAATAAACAACAACCAAGGTACTCAAGGAAATCAAGGTACAGTAAACAACAACCAAGGTACTCAAGGTGTTCAAAGTGCCCAGGGTAATCAAGGACTTCAGGGAGGTGGAGGTCAAGGAACTCAAGGTCTCCAGGGATCTTTAAGTAATTTTCAAGGAAATCAAGGTCTTCAAGGATCAATAAACAATAATCAAGGTACTCAAGGTACTCAAGGTAATAATGGGGGGCAGGGTTCCCAAGGAATATCAAATCAGGGTGTTCAGGGTGTTCAGGGCAACTTGAGCAATAATCAGGGTACTCAAGGTACTGAAGGACCTCCTGGGAATTTCCAGGGCACTCAAGGTATTCAGGGTGTTCAGGGACTTCAAGGTGTGGGTTCACAAGGACCTCAAGGTGCTCAGGGTATCTTAAGTAATAATCAAGGAACTCAAGGCACTCAAGGTGCAATAAACAATAATCAAGGAACTCAAGGAACTCAGGCTACTCAAGGTCCTCAAGGAAGGCAGGGTACTCAAGGTCTTTCTAATCAAGGTGTTCAGGGATCATTAAGTAACTTTCAAGGTACTCAAGGTACTGAAGGACCTCCTGGGAATTTCCAGGGTACTCAAGGTATTCAAGGTTCTGGGGGTCAAGGTGCTCAAGGACTTCAAGGACTTCAGGGTGGAGGAACTCAAGGAACTCAGGGTATTCAGGGAATCTTTGGTCCAGCAACAATTCCAGGAATTACAACTACATCTGTATACACTTTGAAACTTGCGGATAATGGTAAGCACGTAAGTATTTCTACAGGTGGAATTATTGTTCCCCCAAATATTTTTAGTGCTGGTGAAAATGTTGTAATGTTTAACAATTCTCTATATAAACAAAATATCACCGCTGGAACTGGCATAACTATGTACAATGCCGGTACTGCCTCTACTGGAAATAGAACTCTTTCTGGAAGAGGGGTTGCAACTGTTCTTTGTTTAAGTCCAAACGTATTTGCAATTTCTGGAGCTGGATTAACATAATGACTGTAGTATCAATTATTATGGGATTTTTAGATAATCCCGAGCCACCTCCCGCAAGTCAAGTTGAATTTACAGTTCCCGGAACTTATATTTGGGAAGTTCCTAGGGGATTGAAAAGTATTTCAACTCTATTAGTCGGTGGTGGTGGAGGAGGAGGTCGTGGTTCAAGTGGTAATGAAACCGGCGGCGGCGGCGGTGGCGGTCTCCGGTATAATAATACTGTTGAAGTTTATGGTGGTGAAAGTTTAACTATTGTTGTTGGATATGCTGGAACTGGATCAACGGTAGATAATCGTACTGGCGGTTCTGGTGGACCAAGTCAAATTTTACGAGATAATAATGTCATCATAGAGGCAGGTGGTGGAGGAGGCGGTCAACTTACAATTGGCGCTGGTGGTACTGGTGGTACTGGAACATCAATTGATAGTTTGACAGTTTTTGGTGGCAATGGTGGAACTGGTGGGTATCAAAATGGTACTCGTAATGGTGGCGGCGGTGGAGCTGCCGGATATTCCGGCAATGGCGGTAATGGTGCAATTGGCGGAACTGCAAATCCTGGCGGCGATGATGGTCAAGGAGGCGGTGGCGGTGGTGGTGGTGAATCCCAGTTTGGTGCTGGTGGCGGCGGTGGAGTAGGTATATTTGGAGAGGGACCATCTGGTACTGGTGGGCAAAATGGTACATCAACTCAAGCTGCTTTTCCAGGTCTTGGTGGTTCTGATGGAGATGATGGAAATTTAAGAGATGGTGGAATTTTATATGGTGGTGGCGGCGGCGGTATGGATGGTGGTAATGGTGGTAATGGTGGTAATGGAGCAGTGAGAATATTATGGGGAGATGGTAGATCTTTTCCATCAACTAACGTTGGGAATATTTAATAAATATTAAAAGAGAAAATCAAAAATGCCCACACTTAATTTTCCTGATAATCCATCTATAAATGATATTTACGCTATAGGAAATAAGCGTTGGATTTATAATGGAGAGGGGTGGAAATTATTACCACAAGATCCTATAATTGGACCCCAAGGAATTCAGGGAATACAAGGTGTTATTGGTATTCAGGGTATAATAGGACCTGCAGGAACATCGGTTAATATTGTTGGGTCGATTACATCAAAAACATCATCAATTGGATCTACTGTCTTAACGTTTAATGATACGGTTTATCCTTGGTATCCACCAGGATTTGGAGATGGTGTACTTGCCCAAGATACTGGTAATTTATGGGTTTTTGATGGAACTATTTGGGTTAATGTTGGAAAAATTACTGGACCACAAGGTACTCAGGGACGTCAAGGACTTCAGGGTGTAGGTTCTCAAGGAACTCAAGGAACCCAGGCTACCCAAGGTCCTCAAGGAAGGCAGGGTACTCAAGGTATTCAGGGTCTTCAAGGTACTCAAGGTGTTGGATTTCAAGGAACCCAAGGTACTCAAGCTAATCAAGGTACTCAAGGTCTTCAGGGTGGATTAAGTGCCCAGGGAACACAGGGTACTCAAGGTATTCAAGGAAGGCAGGGTACTCAAGGTCTTCAGGGTGGATTAAGTGATCAGGGAACACAGGGTACTCAAGGTATTCAAGGACTTCAGGGGCAAACGGGACCTCAAGGAACTAGAGGATCTCAAGGATTCCAGGGAACTCAAGGAGTTCAAGGTACTCAAGCAAATCAAGGTACTCAAGGATTCCAGGGAACTCAAGGATTCCAGGGAACTCAAGCAACTCAAGGTACTCAAGGTACTCAAGGTATTGCCGGTACGACACAAGGTACTCAAGGTGTTCAAAGTGCTCAAGGAGTTCAAGGTACTCAAGGTACTCAAGGTATTGCCGGTACGACACAAGGTACTCAAGGTGTTCAAAGTGCTCAAGGTCTTCAAGGACTTCAGGGAACTCAAGGACTTGGAACTCAAGGAAACCAAGGTACTCAAGGTGTTCAAAGTGCTCAAGGAGTTCAAGGTACTCAAGGTACTCAAGGATTCCAGGGAACTCAAGGATTCCAGGGAACTCAAGGTGCTCAAAGTGCTCAAGGAGTTCAAGGTACTCAAGGTACTCAAGGTATTGCCGGTACGACACAAGGTACTCAAGGTGTTCAAAGTGCTCAAGGTCTTCAAGGACTTCAGGGAGTTGGATCTCAAGGTACTCAAGGACTTCAAGGTCCTCAAGGTCCTCAAGGACTTCAAGGTCTTCAAGGAGTTGGATCTCAAGGTACTCAAGGTCTTAAGGGTGATCAAGGTGCTCAAGGACTTCAAGGTCTTCAAGGAGTTGGATCTCAAGGCACTCAAGGTCGTCAGGGTCTTCAAGGTCCTCAAGGACTTCAAGGACTTCAGGGAGTTGGATCTCAAGGCACTCAAGGACTTCAAGGATCTTCCGATGGCGGATTAACAGTCTTTAATGATATAACTACAAATCAAACTTGGTCTGTTGGCATTCTTTCCGTAACATCTGGAATTGCCAAAACAGCACATGTTTCTTCTACAAAACTTCAATTCAATCCTTCGACTGGAGCACTTGGAATTGGTACAATAATTGATATTGTTCCTTACGATACTTTAAATTCCGGTACTTTATCCTGGGAAGGTTCTGCTGGACAGTTATTCAGTATTACAAATAATCTTACTTCCGGAAGTATTTTCAGTGTTAATGATGTTTCTGGAATTCCTGCTATTGATGTCGATGCTAATGGGACTATTGAACTTGGTCCTTTTGGTGGAAACATTGGAGTAGGAACTACAAATCCAACTCAAAAACTTGATATTGTTGGTAATATAAGATTGAGGAATGGTCTTTATGATTTCTTCAATAATGTTGGTGTCGCCGGTAGTGTTTTAATCTCTACTGGTGCTGGCGTGAGTTGGGTAAACTTTAGTGGTGGTGCAACGCTTCAAAACGATACGACAACAAATGCAACCTGGTATCCAACTTTATCTAGTGCTACTACCGGTACTTATACCACTGCATATGTTTCTAATACAAAACTTCAATTTAATGCTTCTACCGGAACTTTATCAGCAACAGTATTCACATCACTATCTGATGAAACTCAAAAGACTAATATAAGACCAATTGAAAATGCTCTTGATCTTGTAAAACAAATGAACGGTGTTAAATACGATTGGAAAGATGAGCATAGTCAATCTTCAGTTGGTGTGATCGCACAAGAAGTAGAAAGAGTTCTTCCAGAAGTTGTAACTACGAATGATCAAGGATTGAAGACAGTCTCATATGGAAATATTGTTGGTGTATTAATAGAAGCAATTAAAGAACAGCAAATACATATTGAAGAATTGGAGAGAAAATTGAATGCCTAATCAGTTTTTTTCACCAGAAGGAGACCTTGAAAATTATTTTGTAGATGAGTACTGGTTAATTGATCAGTATATTGGAGATCAATTGTGGTCATGGGGTGAGGGAGCTCGCGGTTATCTTGGAAATGCTAGTATTAATTCTTACAATCCCACACCAGTTACAACTAGTTCTGGAGGAACCAATTGGAAACAAGTGGATGGCGGACAAAGACAAAGTGCTGGAATAAAACTTGATGGAACTTTATGGGTTTGGGGAAATGGTGATGCTGGAAGACTCGGAAACAATTCAAACATACTCAATAATTCCACTCCAATCACTACTTTTGCTGGAGGAACTAACTGGAAGCAAATAGAGATGAAAGGACTTTTTGCTGCCGCAATCAAGACTGATGGAACTTTATGGACTTGGGGGTATAATGGTAGAGGGCAACTTGGAATAGGAAATAATACAATTTCTTTTGTATCCACTCCTGTTACTACACTCGCAGGAGGAACCAACTGGAAACAAGTAAGTGTTGGATATTATCATGCGTCGGCAATCAAGACTGATGGAACCTTGTGGACTTGGGGTGATTATTTTAATGATTTTGGAATGTTGGGTAAAGGTGATGATTATTCAGTAAATAAAACTAAACCTGTTCCTATTACCACAACAGGTTGGGCAGACACTGCAACAACAAATTCAGAAGATTTATATACAATATCTGCAGGATATTCTTTTTCTTCAGCAATCAAGACCGATGGAACCTTGTGGACTTGGGGTAATGGGAATAGTGGACAACTTGGAAATGCTCAAACAATCAACAGGTCCACTCCAGTCACCACTTTTGCCGGAGGGACTAACTGGAGACAAGTAAGTTCTGGAGGAAATTTTGATTCCTCATGTGCAGGCATTAAAACTGATGGAACTTTATGGGTTTGGGGGAATGGGAGATTTGGAATACTTGGAAATGCAATAATCACAGGTATTATATCTACTCCAGTCACCACATTTGCAGGAGGAGCAAACTGGAAACAGGTGAGTGTTTCAAGTTCTCATACTGTAGCAATTAAGACTGATGGAACCCTATGGACTTGGGGTGCTGGAACTTCTGGGCGACTTGGAAACGCAGTAACAACTAATACATCTACACCAGTCACAACATTTGCCGGAGGAATAAACTGGAAACACTCTGCAGCAATATTTAGTGCTACGTTGGCAATCAAAACCGATGGAACCCTATGGACTTGGGGCAGTACAAGTTATGGGCAACTTGGAAATGCAACTGGACCAGGTGGTATTAGATCTACTCCAGTCACCACATTTGCCGGAGGAACTAATTGGAAACAAGTGGGTGAAGGTGGAAATACCGGAACATCTACGGCAATCAAAACCGATGGAACCCTATGGACTTGGGGTTTTGGACTTTCTGGGGCACTTGGGAATGGAGTAGGTTATGTTGGTGCTGTATCAACCCCAATCACCACTTTTGCAGGAGGAACCAATTGGAAACAAGTCGCAAATGGAAGAAATACGACTGTTGCAGTCAAGACTGATGGAACTCTATGGACTTGGGGTCGTGGAACTGATGGAGAACTTGGAAATGCAGTTGATGGTATTGCATCAACCCCAGTTACCACCTTTACTGGAGGCACTGATTGGAAACAAGTGAGCGGTGGTTTCAGGCATGTTATTGCACTAAAAGGAACTTCACCAAATCTGCAAATTTTCTCATTTGGATCCGCTCGTGATGGGCAAATGGGAGATGGGTTTAATATACAAACCAATTATGCTCCAGGACAAGTTTTTGGAAATGCTAACGATTGGAAAGAAGTTAGTTCTGGATATCATAATAATGCAGCAATCAAGACCGATGGAACCTTATGGACTTGGGGATATAATTATGCTGGAAATATTGGAGTCGGTGATTCCATTAATCGAAATACTCCAATCACCACATTTGCCGGAGGAACCAATTGGAAACAAGTTAGTGTTGGAGGTTATTTTGATAATTATTTGTGCATGGCAGCAATCAAGACCGATGGAACTTTATGGACCTGGGGCAGTCAAAATGCAGGAATGTTGGCAAATTTTGTAAATTCTTTTACATATGTCAGTACTCCAATTACAACCTTTGCCGGAGGAACAAATTGGAAATATGTTGATATTGGAAATGAGCATGTATCGGCAATCAAGACCGATGGAACTTTGTGGATGTGGGGTGAAAATTTTTCTGGACAACTTGGAAATGGTGATGCTTTAACAAGATCAACTCCGGTCACTACATTTGCTGGGGGAACTAATTGGAAACAAGTAAGAGCTGCTGGTTATCATACTTTAGCAGTACAATCTGGTATCAATGCCGACTACCCACTCTCATAAATAATTAAAAAAATATATATGGAAATAGCACTAGTTCATGATAATTCACTAATACTTGGTCCTATGGGATTTAATGTCCGTATGATTAATGGTGAATTGGAAGATCTTGAACTTGAAGATCGCATATCTCCGCAAAGTTTCATAGATCTTCCGATCCATTTTTCAGATGGTCTTACGCATCTTCTTCCATTAGAAAAAGATATTCCATCGCATGATTTGAAATATCATAATATTGAGGGTTATACATGGGAAATCATAAAGGAAAATGATGTTCCAGTCAATGTTAAATTAACATATAATATTGTAGATAAAACTCTGGAAGAAGTTAAGGAACTTCGCAAAAAAGAAGTTGCTCCTATAAGAAAACAAAAAGAAAATACCTCTACTGGAATTTTTGTTGGTGGAAGTTATATAGAAGTTACAACCTCAAGAGAAGAGAGAATTTTATTATCGGCAAAACGTTCATCATTTTCCGGATCTTGTAATTATAAATTTAAAAACACCTGGGTTTCAATTACTCCAGAGGATCTTGACTATATTATTACTCAAATAGATACTGTAGTTCAGCAAGCATATGACTGGGAATTATCAAAATTGAATGAAATTGATGCTTGCCAAACAATTGATGATGTTTATAATGTTGTTTTAATTGAAGAACGAAATATAAGAAATACAAGAGAAGAAGGATCGGTAAGAAGAGGACCTAGAAATAAAAATCAAATAGAAAATATAGTAGATCCTAATTTAGATTTGCCCACTAATTAAAGAAATTATTATGCCAGATAATATTCAAACTAATTTTAAAGATAATAATGGTGTTGATTTAGGGTCTAAATTAATTACCAAGGATTATTTGATTAGTGTTTATCCAGGTATTGCAGAAAATCTTGGAATTAGTCCAGAATTGTGGGGTTGGGGTGTTAATGGACCTAATTTTATTCTTGGAACCGCTGATACTTTAGCAAGAAGTACTCCAGTCACTACATTTGCTGGAGGATTTAGATGGAAACAAGTCAGTTCTGGAGATTTTTATACGGCAGCAATCAAGACAGATGGAACTTTATGGGTTTGGGGTGTTGGAAATACTGGACAACTTGGAAATGCAGACATAACTTCAAGATCCACTCCAGTCACAACCTTTACCGGAGGAACTAACTGGAAATCTGTTGCATGTGGAAAGGATCATGCTACAGCAATCAAAACCGATGGAACTCTATGGGTTTGGGGTTCTGTTTACCTTCTTGGTAATGGGATAGGATCTAATACTGATCCCAATAACACCGTTGTTACTAATATATCTACTCCAGTTACCACTTTTGTTGGAGGAACAAACTGGAGACAAGTTTCTGCGGCAAGATATGGTACTGCAGCAATTAAGACTGATGGAACTCTGTGGACATGGGGACCTACAGGATTTGGAGAGGTATCTGATAAAGCAATTCTTGGTCATGAAAAAATTATTCATACTATTTCAACTCCAATAACTACATTTTCCGGAGGAACTAATTGGTTAAATGTACCTAGTGTACCTAGTCCTGAAGAGGAAAATCTTTATACAATCACCGGAAGTCGCTTTCATGCTGCTGCAATTAAAACTGACGGAACTCTATGGACCTGGGGAAATAATACTACTGGTCAGTTGGGAAATAATAAGGTAGAATTGGTATTATCATCTCCTGGCAGTACTCCATCAACTACCTTTGCCGGAGGAACTAACTGGAGACAAGTCTCTTCTAATTCACATTCTACAGAATTTTATACAACAGCAATCAAAACCGATGGGACATTATGGGCTTGGGGTCAAAATAATAGTGGGCAACTTGGATTTCCGACAAATTATATTTCAACTCCAATAACTACATTTGCCGGAGGAAATAACTGGGCAGATACTCCTACAACAAATGCCGAAGACCTTTATACCTTGAGCGGAGGGACAAGTTTTTCTGCAGCAATCAAGACCGATGGAACTCTATGGACTTGGGGTCTTGGAACTTTTGGACGACTTGGAAATAAATCTGTATTAGGTACTATATCTACTCCAATAACTACATTTTCTGGAGGAACTAATTGGAAACAAGTAAGTTCTGGAGGAGATTATACGGCAGCAATCAAAACTGATGGAACCTTATGGACTTGGGGTACTGCAGCAACCGGGTTACTTGGAAATGGCGTAACAACAGGGAGTATATCCACTCCAGTCACTACTTTTGCTGGAGGAACCGACTGGAAACACGTAAGTACCAGTGGTGCGGGTAGTAATATGTCAGCAGTCAAAACTGATGGAACCCTATGGATGTGGGGTTTTGGAACTGCTGGTCGACTTGGGAATGCAACTATATTAGGTAATAGATCCACTCCAGTCACAACATTTGCTGGAGGAACCGACTGGAAACAAGTTTCCAGTAATGTAAATCATACAGCAGCGGTTAAGACTGATGGAACTCTATGGACTTGGGGTAGTGGAATTTCTGGGGCTCTTGGAAATACGGTTATAACAGGTAGTATATCCACTCCAGTCACCACCTTTGCCGGAGGAACAGACTGGAAACAAGTTTCTTCTGGGAGTGGTCTTACTGCAGCAGTCAAAACCGATGGAACCTTATGGATATGGGGATCTGGTGGTAGTGGAGCACTTGGAAATGCAGTTACGACAGGGAGTATATCAACTCCTATTACAACATTTACTGGAGGGACCAACTGGAGACAAGTAAGTTCTGGTGGTTCTCATACAGCAGCAGTTAAGACTGATGGAACCTTATGGACTTGGGGTACTGGAGCTAGTGGGAGACTTGGAAATGCGATTGCAACAGGTAATATATCAACTCCAATTACCACTTTTGTTGGAGGAACCAACTGGAAACAAGCAAGTGCTGGTGCTTCTCATACACTTGCCTTAAGAGATGATGGTGTGAATAGACAAGTATGGTTATTCGGAGATAATTCCAGTACTCAATTGGGAAATTTTATTACCACTATAGTAGCACCTACTAAAGTTTCTAATGATACAAATTGGAAACAAATATCTGCAGGAAGTTTATTTACTGGTGCAATCAAAACTGATGGAACTTTATGGACTTGGGGTAATAATACTGCTGGAGAACTTGGAAATGCAGGTATATCCCTATCCAATAGGTCTACTCCAGTCACCACATTTGCCGGAGGAACCGACTGGAAACAAATTAGTTGTGGATGTAATAAGTTCGTTTCAGCAATTAAAACCGATGGAACTTTATGGACTTGGGGTAATCCCAGTTATGGAGTACTTGGAATTAATAGTATCTTTGGTGTTAGATCAACTCCAGTCACAACATTTGCAGGGGGAACCAATTGGAGACAAGTTTCTTCCGGGGGTTATCATACTGCAGCAATTAAGACTGATGGAACTCTGTGGGTGTGGGGAAATAATTTAACGGGAAAACTTGGAAATGGTACTAATTTTAACACCGCCATCACCCCTATCACAACATTTGCCGGTGGAACTAACTGGAAACAAGTAGCTGCCGGTTCTCGTCATACTGCAGCAATAAAAACTGATGGTACTCTGTGGACATGGGGATTTAATGGATATGGAGAATTAGGATCAGGTATTTTCCAAGGATACGGGCAGGCAAGCGTAAGCACTCCCATTACTACTTTTGCCGGAGGAACTAATTGGAGTCAAGTTTTTTGTCCTCAATATACTCTGAGTAGTAGTTTTGATAGTAATGCTTCCGAATATACAATTGCAATGAAAACTGATGGAACCTTGTGGACATGGGGTCGTAATGCTACTAGCGAGTTGGGTATGTTTAATAATTTATATGTACCTGTTTTGCAATCCGATGCAACAAATTGGAAACAAGTGAGTATGGGTGATATACATGCATCCGCAGTCAAAACCGATGGAACCTTATGGACTTGGGGATCAAACCGTAATAAAGCACTGGGAGATCCAAATATATCTTCTGGGTATAATACTTATGGTTATATTGCCGTAGATCCAAGAGCAAGATTTACTCCGATTACCACCGTTGTCGGTGGGACTAATTGGAAACAAGTAAGTGTTGGATATAATCATACATCAGCAGTCAAAACTGATGGAACCTTATGGATGTGGGGAAACAATAATTATGGACAACTTGGTAGAGCACTTGATGGAATTGGTAAACAATTTAGAGGAAATATAGACTTTCCACTTGAAGTTAATCCCAGAGAAAATTGGAATGATACTCAAATAATAAATCTGGAAGATTTATATACAATATCCGTTCAAGATACAAATTTTAATGGAGACAGTAACTCCTTTGCCGCAATTAAAAAAAATGGAACCCTATGGACATGGGGAGGAGGAAATTACGGGCAACTTGGAAATGCTTTGCGTCTTGAAGCTCAAGCAAATACTCCAGCTACTACATTTGCCGGGGGAACCAATTGGAAGCAAATAAGTACCTCATATGCCACTTCTGCAGCAGTCAAAACTGATGGAACTCTATGGGTTTGGGGTAAAAATTATCATGGTGAACTTGGAATTAATAGTCTTGGAACTAGATCTACTCCGGTTACCACTTTTGCTGGTGGAACCAACTGGAAACAAGTTTCGGTTGGATATGGTGTTATGGGAGCAGTCAAAACTGATGGAACACTATGGACTTGGGGTAATAGTGATAGTTTAAATGGGACACTTGGTAGATATTCTATTAATTATTTTGATGCAATTGTATCAACACCAATCACAACATTTGCCGGAGGAAATAACTGGGCAGATACTCCTACAACAAATGCCGAAGATCTTTATACACTGTCTGCTGGGGGATCTTTTGGTAGTTATTATTCAGGACCAAATAGTGTGGCAATCAAGACCGATGGAACCTTATGGACCTGGGGATATTCTTATGCTAAAATACACCCACTACTAAGATACATCAATAAAAATTATAATCAACTTGGAGTTGATGGAATATGTGATGAAAATGGAAGATTGCCAGGAACTCTCAGCTTTAATTCCGATCCTTATACTGGGAAAAGAATTACCACGACAAGTGGCAGTGGTACAGTAACTCCTATCGCAAATAATTTATTAGGACCAGCATCTTTAACAATAGATGAGACTCTGCAACCGCCTTATGGTGGATATGATGATGGATTTTGGGTTTTAGAATTGCCATTTAATATTTCTTTTAATGGAAAGACTTATAGAAGAGTTTGTCCAACAACAAATCATTTCATAACTTTTGGAGAAGGTCATCAAGGATTAAGCTTAAGTGTTGGAAATCCATCACTTCCCAAAATAATGATAACTGCTACTGATGGAAGCGTACATAGATTATGTTATGGACCAGAAGGGACGGCACCTAATAGAACCTATAGAATAAGGTGTGAAGGAACTTATATGATATCAGATGATCTTGATAATCCCAATATGGTTTATGAGATTACTTTTTATGAAAATGTTCCTAATCAAATTGATATTCAAATCGGAGAAAATCAAAATAAAATTTTAGATGTTGGGAGTGAAGAAACGGCAAATTACATATCAATTCCAACAACCACTTTTGCCGGAGGAATAAATTGGAAACAAGTCAGTGCTGGTGATAGTCATACAGCAGCAATCAAAACCGATGGAACATTATGGGTTTGGGGTGATACTTATTATGGAAAACTTGGAAATGCTCCTTCTGTTAGAAGTGGTGGAACTGGAGGAAGAACACTCTACTTTAAATCTACTCCTATCACAACATTTGCCGGAGGAACCAATTGGAAACAAGTAAGTGCAGGAAATAATCATACAGCAGCAATCAAGACCGATGGAACCTTATGGACTTGGGGAAATAGCAGATCTGGGCAATTAGGAAATGCTGTACTGTTGACTTTCGGTTATGAGATAAGCACTCCAATTACCACCTTTGCTGGTGGGACAGATTGGAAACAAGTTACTTGTGGGAAGGATAATACTGCAGCAATCAAAACTGATGGAACTTTATGGGGATGGGGTACTGCAAATTTTGGAAGACTTGGAACTAATGATACTGGAGCATCTCCAATTAGATCCACTCCAGTCACCACCTTTGCAGGAGGAACCGATTGGAAACAGGTGAGTTCTGGGTACAATTGTATGGCAGCAGTCAAAACTGACGGAACTTTGTGGTTATGGGGACAAACAAATGAGGGACAACTTGGAACTGGTGAAATATTTTCTCCAACACTTCAGTCATATAAATTAACGCCCATTACAACATTTGCCGGAGGAACCAACTGGAAACAAGTAAGTGTTGGTGATAGACATGTTGGAGCAGTTAAAACCGATGGAACCTTATGGGTGTGGGGTAATGGAATTAAAGGACAACTTGGAAATACTAATACTATTAGCAATGTATCCACTCCAGTCACCACATTTGCTGGGGGAATTAACTGGAAACAAGTAAGTGCTGGTGGATCTCATACACTTGCTTTAAGAGATGATGGTGTGAATAAACAGTTGTATGTATTTGGTAGTGGTTCATTGGGTGTGCAGTTGGGTAATAATCATACTCCAGCTACTACATTTGCAGGAGGAATAAATTGGAAACAAGTTTATATGGATAGTGGTGGATCTGCAATCAAAACTGATGGAACCTTATGGACTTGGGGGTCTAATGCTCGTGGACAGCTTGGAACTGGTGATAGAACCAATAGAAGCACTCCAGTCACAACATTTGCCGGTGGGACCAATTGGAAATATACTGAAGTTGGTATTGCACTCAAGACTGATGGAACCTTGTGGACTTGGGGTAGACAGACATCCGTAGATCTGGCAAGGTCTTATCTTGACTATAGACCTACTCCGGTTACTACATTTGCCGGAGGAAATAACTGGGCAGATACTCCTACAACAAATCCAGAAGATCTTTATACAATAGCAGCATCTTCGAACATGTGTTCAGCAATCAAGACCGATGGAACTTTATGGGTTTGGGGTAATGGGCAATTTGGTCTTGGAACTGCGGCAACATCAAACACCATACCTGGCATAAGCACTCCAGTCACCACCTTTGCCGGAGGAACCAATTGGAAACAAGTCAGTGGTGCTATAGGTAACCTTGATTATATGACAGCAATCAAAACCGATGGAACATTATGGACATGGGGAAGCAATAATGCTGGACAACTTGGAACTAATGATAATAATGTAACCAGTAAATCAACTCCAGTCACAACATTTGCAGGAGGAACCGACTGGAAGCAAGTAAGTTCTGGAAATCAACATACTGCAGCAATCAAAACTGATGGAACCTTATGGACCTGGGGTTCGGCATACAATGGAAGGCTTGGAAACTTTGCATCTTTCGGTTTTAGATCTACTCCAGTCACCACATTTGCTGGGGGAATTAACTGGAAACAAGTAAGTGCTGGAGGTGCTCATACTGTAGCAATCAAGACCGATGGAACTTTATGGACTTGGGGTACTGGGATTGGAGGAAGACTTGGAAATGCAATAACATCTAATACTAGTGTAATATCTCCAGTCACAACATTTGCAGGAGGAACCGACTGGAGACAAGTAAGTGCTGGATATGATTATACGGCAGCAATCAAGACCGATGGAACTTTATGGACTTGGGGTAGAAATCAAGTTTATGGAAGTATTCAAGGGAAATTAGGAACTAATGATACTACTGATAGATCCACTCCAGTCACCACCTTTGCCGGTGGAACTAACTGGAAACAAGTAAGTGCTTCAAGAGGTCATACAGCAGCAGTCAAGACCGATGGTACTCTATGGACTTGGGGTACTGGAACTTCAGGACAACTTGGTACTAATGATACAACCACCAGATCTACTCCAGTCACCACCTTTGCCGGAGGAACTAATTGGAAGCAAGTAGATGGAGGAACTAATCATACTGTAGCACTGAAAGACGATGGTGTAAACAAACAATTATGGTTATTTGGTAGTAATGCAAATACTCAATTGGGACTTTTTATTGATGAAAGAAACATACCACTCACTACATTTGCTGGTGGAACTGATTGGAAATCCATAAACTATAAATCTGCGATAAAAACAGATGGAACTCTATGGAGTTGGGGCAATCCAATAAGTATTCCAACAACTACATTTGCAGGAAATAATTGGTCGCAGACTAAAATTATCAATAGTAGTAGTATAGCACTCAAGACAGATGGAACTCTTTGGATTTGGGGTTTTTCGGAAACCGCATATTCTAAAATTATGATATATGAAAATGCCATACCCAAAACTACATTTGTCGGTGGAACTAACTGGAAACAAGTGAGTAATGGATATGATTATACGGCAGCAATCAAAACCGACGGAACTCTTTGGACTTGGGGTTATGGTGGTCCTGAACTTGGATTAAATGATATTTTTTCAACAAGGTATACTCCAGTCACCACCTTTGCCGGAGGAACCAATTGGAAACAAGTAATGGTTAGTGAGTCAGGTAATACTCTAGCACTAAAATCTGAAGAATTTTAGTGTTATAATGTACCAATAAATATTTAAAACATATAAAATATATTCTTTATGAACCCACTTGAGTTGGTAGCAAAGACCTTATATTCGTTTGAAGAAAAGGAACTCACAATTCAACTTCTTCAGGCATTTGGAAAAAGAGCGGAAACTTTTTCACAATATGATGATGTTGCAAAGATTTTCTTTGAGATTAAAGAGTTCTCAAATGCTATTTTCTATGCAGAAAAAGCACTGAAACTTGCACAATCTCCACAAGAAAAATATACAATTGCAAAAAATTTGATTAATGCTTATAATCAGAACAATTTTCCCGATAAGGCACTAACACAAATTTCAAAAATTAAATTAAGTAATCCTCAAGATACAGAACTTCTTCTTGAAGAAACTTTTTCATACTCTGCAATTAACCAAAAAGATAAGGCAGAGAAACTTCTATTCAATCTTATTAAATATAAATTACCAGAAGAGATTGAAAGAAAGGCATATCATAACTTATCAGGACACTATTTCCGCAAGGATGACATTCACACAGGACTTCAGCACTTCCTCAAGGCAGGAGAAGTAGAGGCATATAAGAACAGAGAACTACCACCATTTCCAAAGTGGGATGGAACAATTACTCCAGGACAAACTATTGTAATTGATAGTCAGTGTGGTGCCGGTGATGAGATTATGCACGTTCGTTTTATGAGGCATCTGAAAGAACTTGGAATGAACCCGATCTGGACAACCACAAGAAGAGACATACAAAAACTCTTCAATTATAATGGTTTTGAGACTGTATGTGTTTGGGATAAACCAGAGTTTCCGAAAGATGCTCAATGGGTTTATGCTCTTGCTCTTCCTTATTATCTTAATCTCAAGGCAGAAGATTTGGGAAGAGGTGTGTATATTCAACCACTGCCAGAAAAAGAAAAGCAATATGAATATCTACAGGAAGATAAAAATTATAAGATAGGTACATTCTGGAATTCTGGTTCTGGATTTGAGCAGGCACATTTCCGATCTGTAGATGCAGATGGATTGTTTGATGTTCTCGCCAAAACAAATGCATCTTTATATTCTTTGCAACTTCCGGATGAATTGCCTCCAGAACAATATCGAGATCAAGTAAAGACCTTTGATATTCCAGATCGTAATTTTGAGGATACATTTTCACTTGTATCTCAAATGGATTTGGTGATTACTTCCTGTACTTCTATTGCTCATATTGCAGCAGCACAAGGAAAAGAAGTTTGTGTCTTTGTGCCGATTATGGAGTACTATGTCTGGACAAGTTCTACTGATAAATCTTGGTGGTACGGAGATAATGTTCATATGTTCAAACAACAGCAAACAAGAAAATGGGATAAACCTTTGAAAGATTTGGAGAAGTTTTTAAATGATAGAGCAGTATGACCTTTCTTATTTAAATCTTAAAAGTATTCAAAATTTTTTATATTCAACTCAAACAAATGAACATGGATTAATTACTAAAGGTAAGTCCAGTTTTAATTTTGGAATGCCAATTTTAATGTACTCTGAACTGCAAAGTTTAAATAAAATTATCAAAAAGTATGTTAGAATATATTGTGAAAAGCATAAAATTACAAAACTTAAATTTATTAATAGTTGGTTTAATATTACGGAACCTGGAAGTAAGTTAAAACCACATAATCATAGTGGTGGTGAAGAAAGTATTTTAAGCGGAGCATTTTATGTCTCTGTTGGTGAAAATTCAGTTCCGCTATTGTTTCCCGATATAGATACTTCAATTAAACCTTATTCTGGATTACTGGTCATCTTTTCAAGTGATTTGGTTCATTATACAGAAGAAGAAAAAGAGCAAAGAATAGTTATTAGTTTCAATACAGATTATGAAGAAAGCACTCGTTACACTGGACATTAATTACAATAAAGACATTACCAATCTTACATATCCTTATATGAGGAAATATGCAGAAAAGATTGGTGCTGATTTTGTGATTATGAATGAGAGAAAGTTTCCACATCTTTCTCCGAATATGGAAAAGTTCCAGTTATATGAAATTGGAGCAAACTATGATTGGACTATTTTTCTGGATGCTGATGCTCTGGTTCATCCAAACTGTCCAGATTTGACTGAAATCTTTGATAAGGATTGTGTAATCTTCAATCGATATGACTATTATCCTTTTAGATTTAAGCATAATAACTATGCAAGAAGAGATAATAGAAATATTGCTGCAACAACTTGGGTATGTGTATTCAGTGATTGGACTCGACATGCATGGAAACCTCATGAGGACCCGGAGCAGTTTGTAGATCAGATCAATCCAATGGATTTAGAAAAGAACTTTGGTTATACTCCTGGTCATATTCTTGATGATTATTTGGTAAGTCGTAATATTGCAAAGTATGGATTAAAGGTAGAAACATTCCATCAGTTAATACCGAAAGATGGAAAAATGAACTATTGGTTTAATCACGATTTTTGTATTTCCGAAGAAGATAAAATCAACCTTCTTCATATGTGGATAGATAAGATTGAAAGGGGTTCTTATCGTGAAGAACAACAAATAGATGAACAACTATGGGCTTGGAAGAGAGGTATGCTATGAAGTTTTTATTTTTAGTCGGTTCTGCACTTAAGCATTTTCAAGAGGATAAGTTTAGTGCTTATAGTGAAGAGCAAAGATTTGAACAAACACTGGAAACAATTAAGTCAGTTAGAGAAAAAGTACCCAACTCTTATATTATTTTGTTTGAGTGTTCTTCTACATCTATAGAAGAAAGGCACAAAGAAATCTTAAGAAAGGAGTGTGATTTGTTTCTAGAGTTTTATGATGAACCAGGTCTGAAAGCACTTTATGCGAATATTCAAAAAGACTCAAAGTACATTACTTATGGAAAATCCTTATTGGAAACAAGAGGATTATTGAATACTCTTTACTTCATTCGGCAGCATAATTTATTTAATGATAGTCAAAGAGTTTTTAAATTGACCGGAAGATATTTACTTAATGATGATTTTGATATTCAAGATTATCAAAGTAAATTTTTAGAAAATTATTATGTAATTAAAAAATATGATTATCTAACTGAAGAGCAAGAAAATTTTGATGAGAAAGAATTAGAAAATGTTTATGCCTATCTTTATGGTGCTAAAGGAATGATGGTGACCGGGTTATGGTCTTTTGATAGAATGTTATTTAATGAAATTATAGAGTCTCTTGAAAAGTCATTTTTGTATTTGGAACGAATGATGCAATATACTGCAGGAACGGACATAGAACATTCTTTGTACAGATTTTTAAATAAGAAAAACATGATAACTATTCCTAATTTAGGATTAAGTGTTATTAAAGGAATGGAAGGAGTTCAATATAACATATGAAACTAGCAATTTTTTATCACATTTCTCAAATTGGGTTTGCTGCTTTTATGTATCAATCCCAAGTTCATAGACTTTATACTTCGGGATTGATTAAAGAAGCATCTCATATTCACTTTGGTGTGAATGGTGAGCAGGAGATGTTTAATGTTCCGGAAAAAACAATTGTAAAAGTTAATACAAATTGGAAAGAGGAAACTGAAACTTTGATGTCTTTAAGAGATTTTTGTAAAGAAAATCCAGACTATAAAGTTCTTTATTTTCATATGAAGGGATTGACCCACCAAAGTATGAATGGTGAGAGTTGGAGATTAATGATGGAATACTTTGTGATTGATAAGTGGAAAGAGTGTGTTGAGCAGTTAGATAATCATGATGCCGTTGGAAGTAATCTTAAGATTTTAGGACCAACTACTTGGAGTGATGGAAGACAATCTTGGGAGAAGGCAGGGACAAAGCATTTTGTCGGAAACTTTTGGTGGGCAAACGCTTCCTATGTAAATACTCTAGACAATACTTTTTTGAATTCTAATTTTAGATTAGATAGAGAATTCTGGATTGGGACTGGAGATGGAAACATGAAATCTTTATATCAACCAGAAGATTATGAACCATATCAATACTTTTATAGAGAGGTAGATTATGTCTAAATTTAGGTCTTGTGGTGAATGTACTGCTTGTTGTTCTTGGTTAGTTGGTGATGCTTTTGGATGGGAATTTGGATGTGGAAAATCATGTAAATTTTTAGAAGAAGGTAAGTGTGGAGTTCATAAGGCACGACCAGAGGTTTGTAGAAATTATCAGTGCGCCTGGAGTCAATATTTACTTCCCGAAGAAATGAGACCTGATAAGTGCAATGTATTAATTTCCGTAGAACAAAATGAAAATGGTCAGTATCTAAAGGTTCTTCCGATAAATAATAAAGAAATAAGTAACGAAATGGTAGAATGGTTAAAAAATTGGAGTGAGAAAATGAATACTCCAATAGTTATTTCCAAGTAAAAATATTCCCACTCCAATGCCAACATTTTATAACTTTACACAAGACGGTCTTAGATATAGTTTTGATGATGTTTTTGTTAAGGCAGATCCGTTTCGTCAAGGAAATTTGTGGAACTGGGGTAGGGGCGTAGCAGGAGCTCTTGGAAATTATACTGGTCCTTCTTTTGTAAGTACTCCGACTACTACATTTGTTGGTGGTAGTAATTGGAAACAAGTAAGTACCGGAGGTCTTCATACAGTAGCAGTCAAAACCGATGGAACCCTATGGACTTGGGGATATAATCGTGATGGGCAACTTGGAAATGCATCAACAACCATTAGAGATACTCCAGTAACTACATTTTCTGGAGGAACTGATTGGAAACAAGTAGAAGGTGGATGCACTCATACAGTAGCTATTAAAATTGATGGGACTTTATGGACCTGGGGGCAAAATGATCAGGGACAACTTGGAGTATATGGTAGGGTTAATTCATCTACTCCAATCACTACTTTTGTTGGAGGAACTAATTGGAAGTCAATTGCTGCCGGATATTCGTATTCTTCGGCAATTAAAACCGATGGAACTTTGTGGTCTTGGGGGTATGCTTATTTTGGTCAATTAGGTACAGGACCAACTTATACACCTATTAGATCCACCCCACAGACAACATTTGCCGGAGGAACTAACTGGGCAGATACTCCAACAACTAATCCTGAAGATCTTTATACCTTAAGTGCTGGAAATAATCATACGGCAGCAATCAAGACTGATGGAACCCTATGGACTTGGGGTGAAGCAAATGTAGGAAAACTTGGAAATGGTGCTACAGCAACTTCTGGGCAAAATTTTGTAACCACTCCAATCACCACCTTTGCTGGAGGGACCAATTGGAAACAAGTAAGTGGTAGTGGAGATTATAAGGCAGCAATTAAAACCGATGGAACCTTATGGACTTGGGGTTTTGGAAGTTCTGGTCAACTTGGAAATGCAGTTACAACAATTAGTATATCAACTCCTATTACAACATTTGCCGGAGGAACCAACTGGAAACAGGTAAGTGGTGGAGGTTCGACTATGGCAGCAATCAAAACTGACGGAACCTTATGGACTTGGGGTAATGGAACTAATGGGCGACTTGGAAATGGAGTAACAACAGGTAATATATCAACTCCAATCACCACATTTGCAGGAGGAACTAATTGGAAGCAAGTAAGTACTGGTGGTGCTCATACCACAGCAATCAAAACTGATGGAACCTTATGGGCTTGGGGTCGTAGTTTATTTGGAGGACTCGGAAATGCAGCAGTAGCAAATAGTTCCACTCCAGTCACCACCTTTGCTGGTGGAACCAATTGGAAACAAGTGAGTTCTGGTGGTTATCATACAGCAGCAATTAAAACTGACGGAACTCTTTGGATTTGGGGTGGTGGTCCAATTGGAACCCTTGGAAATACTGATGGGGGTAATAGTTCCACTCCAGTCACCACCTTTGCTGGTGGAACCAATTGGAAACAAGTGAGTGCCGGAAATAGACATACTGCGGCAATCAAAACCGATGGTACTCTATGGACTTGGGGCATTGGTGAAACAGGAGAACTTGGAAATGCTAATGGATTTCTAGATTTTGACACCCCTACCGAGTATTTTTCCGCATCCACTCCAATCACAACATTTGCCGGTGGTAACAACTGGACACAAGTCATTGCTGGAAATTCTCATACGACAGCTTTGAACAATAATAATCAATTGTATACTTGGGGATATGCTCGATATGGTCAACTTGGAGATACATTTTATGTTCAAATTAATGATATTCCGAGAAAAGTAGGAGGAGACACTAACTGGAAACAAGTATCTTGCTCATATCATTCCTCTGCAGCAGTCAAAACCGATGGAACTTTATGGACTTGGGGAGCTAATGGGCAAGCTCAACTTGGAACTTCTAAATTATATCAGAGTAGTGCCGAACCAATCACCACCTTTGCCGGAGGAACAGACTGGAAACAAGTCAGTGCTGGTGGATATTACACCGTAAATATGATGGCAGCAATTAAAAATGATGGAACCCTATGGACTTGGGGTAATGGGTATTATGGAATACTTGGAAATGCAAAGGCACCTCTTTCTAGTGCTCCCGATATTGAACTTTATGTATCCACTCCGATCACCACCTTTGCCGGAGGAGCAACTTGGAAACAAGTGAGTTGTGGTGGATATCACATGGCAGCAGTTAAAACCAACGGAACTCTTTGGACTTGGGGAAGTGATACACAAGACCAATTGGGCACTGGATATCAATTTGCTCAAGCAGGCATTACTTATGCATCCACTCCGGTTACAACATTTTTGGGTGGAAGTAATTGGAAGTCCGTTGGTTCTTCTGGAGGATATCGTGTTTGTGCCATAGAAAGCGTTGATCCTACTTATAATCTACCGGATTTGTTTAGTTTATTTACTTGGGGTTATGGGCAACTTGGACAACTTGGAAATAATGATGTATCGGGTGATAGATCCACTCCAGTCACCACATTTGCTGGAGGATCTAATTGGAGACAAATAAGTTCTGGGAGAGAACATGTAGCAGCAATCAAGATAGATGGAACTCTATGGACTTGGGGAAGAGGATTTAATGGAGTTCTTGGAACTAGAGATACGATTAATAGATCAACTCCAGTAACTACATTTGCTGGAGGAACTAATTGGAAGCAAGTTAGTGTTGGAAATTTATCTCACATAGCAGCGATAAAAACCGATGGAACTTTATGGACTTGGGGTAATGGACAATCTGGGGTTCTTGGAAATGGAATTACGACAGGTATTAGATCTACTCCAGTTACCACCTTTGCTGGTGGAACTAACTGGAAGCAAGTGAGTGCTAAAAATGCTCATACTGCAGCAATTAAGACTGATGGAACTCTGTGGATTTGGGGTCCGAGAGATTTTGGAAAACTTGGAAATGCAACTATATCAGGTAGCGTATCTACTCCAGTCACAACATTTACCGGAGGAACCAATTGGAAACAAGTCAGTGTTGGAGGTGATCATACAACTGCAATCAAGACCGATGGAACTTTATGGACTTGGGGATTTGTTTACGGTAGTGTTTCTTCTGGGTTTAATGTAACTATATCAACTCCGGTCACCACATTTGCTGGAGGAACTAATTGGAGATATGTCAGTGCTGGAGATTTACATTCAGCAGCAACCAAGACCGATGGAACTTTATGGACCTGGGGTTATGAAAGTGAGGGGCAACTTGGAACTAATGGTACGATCAATAGTAATAGTTACACCCCAGTAACTACATTTGCCGGAGGAACTAATTGGAGACAAGTCAGTGCTAATAGAAATAGTACAGCAGCAATTAAGACTGATGGAACTCTATGGACTTGGGGAGATAATGCCTTTTTACAACTTGGAAATGCTACTACTACTAATAGATCAACTCCAGTTACAACATTTGCCGGAGGTACTAACTGGGAACAAGTCAGTTCTGGAAGTCGCCTTGTAGCAGCAATTGCAAAAAATTAATCACAATTTGTGCTATAATATATAATAAAAAGCAATAAAATATGAGAACATTGTATTTTCTTGGAGGTCTTCCGAGAAGTGGATCTACTTTACTTGGATCACTTTTAAATCAACATCCAGACATTTATGTATCACCAACTTCTCCTTTGGGTGATGTTGTAACTGATATTGAAAAATCATTCAATAGACTTGATATTCAATTTACTTTTGATCGCAAGAAAATCTCTTATAATGTTTATAAAGCAGTTCTTGCTAACTTTTATAATCATATTCCAAAATCAACAATCCTAGATAAACATAGATTTTGGGGAAAGAACCTTGATACAGTTCAGATATTTCTTTCCAATAAACCAAAGATTGTAGCAACATATCGTTCTATTCCAGAAGTTCTCACATCTTATATTTCATTGATTGAAAGAACAGATCATAAAGAAAATTTTATTGATAATCATTTAAGAAAAGATAATTTACCAATCACAAATAATAATCGTGCCGAATATATTTGGAGATATTATGTTTCTCCTTCTTATGAGAGTATGATTTATGGACTCAATAAATATCCAGATTGGGTCCATTTGGTTGAATATAATAGTCTTGTAGAAAATCCAGAAGAAGAACTCAATAAAATCTATGAGTTTTTAGAAGTTCCTTCTCATACAAATACATTTAACAATATTGAAAATGCCTGCGGAGAACAGAAAGATGATCAGTGGGGTCTTCTTGGTCTTCACGATATAAGACCAAATCTTTCTAAAATTTCTCAAAATCCTATTGATGTCATAGGAGAGGAAAATGTAAAAATTTATTCTAAATTTGATTTATGAAATCTCATTTATTAGTAGTTCTTCAAACACATTCAAAAGGAAATAGAGACGACTCTCAAGTAAGATATTGTAATGCTCCAAAAATAGAAGTCTGTTCTCGATGTGTATATTCCTTGATTGATAGTTTAAATTATGCACAAGAACAATATCCAAATTATGAAATAGAATTACAAATCTTTGATGATCATTCGGATCAAGAGTTCCTAGATATTCTTCAGAGACTTATTGATACTGCAAAATTTAAAATTAACTTAACACATCTTGAAACTTATGGTATAATGCCTTCTATACTTCGTTGTTATGAGCACGGAAGAGACTATGGAAGTGACTGGGTGTATTTTGTTCAGGATGATTTTCTACATCAACAAAATTCAATTGAACTAATGATACATGCAATTAATCAGTTCAGTTGCAACCTGAGTGCTCCTGCAAGTGTGTTTCCTTTTAATAAACCTGCAGAGTATCACCAGGCAGAAAATACTGCAGTTCCTTGCCAAATTGTAGTGTCAAAAGATAGATACTGGAGAACAAACATTCATCCAGCATTCACATTAATGACACATATTGATATTATAAAAAAACATTGGGATTTGTTTTATAAAATGGGAACAAGCGAAGTATCAGAAACAATGGAATTGGACAGTGTTTGTAAGATTTATTATGAGAAAGGATATTACTGCTTTACACCTATTCCATCATTAGTTCTTCACATGCAGACAGAATGGGATAAGGATTTCTTTATTGATTGGAAATCTTGGTGGAATGAATACAGTTTAGATAAGTTAGAAAATTATGTTTAATCACATACCACTACCAAATCCTGGTGTAACATCAGGTATTCTTCCTGAAGAACTTTACGATATTCTTATGAATGAGATTGAAGAAATTCAATCTGATTGGAAAAATCATGAAAAATGGAATGATGGACTTGCCGGAAATATAGAAAAGCAATTTGGTCTTCCAAAGTCTCTTCCATATCTTGAACCATTTATGAATTTGATGTGTAAGTCTTATGGTGAACATTGGAACTTTTTAAGAAAGACTGGAGATTTTCATTTTGAATCTGGAAATCTTTGGGTCAATTTTCAAAAAAAGAATGAGTTTAATCCGGTTCATCATCATGGAGGAACATTCAGTTTTGTTTGTTGGTTGAAGGTTCCATACAAAGTGGAGAATGAATTAAATGCTCCTCATGTAAAAGAGTCAAAAAATAAAGCGGCATCAGCGTTTCAATTTTTATATCCAAATATTCTTGGAAATTTAACTCTTGAAACCTTATATGTTGATCATGATTGGGAAAGAAGAATAGTGTTATTCCCGGCACACTTATCACATTGCGTTTATCCATTCACTACAAGTGATGATTTTAGAATTTCTATCTCCGGTAATTTAGTATGAAAAAAATTCAAGTATTTTTAAGGCATTGTTATTATTCCAAAATTCAAGAAAGTCCCGGAAAACAAAGACCAAAATGGTGGGATAAAGAAAAAGTATTTCAGAATTTTAAGAACACCCTGAATCCAGAAACGACAGATTATACAATCGTATATGATGAGCATTATGGAGAAAGGCAAGATACATTCCTAAAGAATGAATCCAATGTTTATGAGGTCGATTGTGGAAAAGAATCTCAAAGTTTTATTAAAACAGTAAATCATATTCTTTCCCAAAACTTTGATGACGAAACTGTAATTTATTTTGTAGAAGACGATTATGTCCATCGTTCTGGTTGGGATAAAATTCTTTTGGATGGATTTACCTTACCAGTTGAGTATGTAACTCTTTATGATCATGGTGATAAGTATCAGGAGATGTATAAGGATTTTATGACCAAGGTTCTTCATACTGAATTATCTCATTGGATGCCGGTTCCATCCACAACTAATACCTTTGCAACTAAATTTAAATTTTTAAAAGAAGACAAAACGACTCATATCAAATACTCAATAAATTATGAACCATCATATGATCATGGTAAATTTTTGGAACTACATAGTAATGGAAGAAATTTAATATCTTGTATTCCTGGGTATTCAACACACTGCGAATCAAATTTATTATCACCCTGCATTGATTGGAAATCGTACCTATAGTGGCACATTTAGAACAAAGAAATTTTATAAAAAAAATAAAAACAAAGTTTCCAGATTTTTTTACTACTAAAATAGTATTAGAAATAGGTAGTTTGTATCTTAACGGAACAATTAGAGATTTTTTTAATAAATGTACCTATGTTGGTTTGGATATTATTAAGGGACCTTGTGTAGATATTATTTGTTCGGGGGAAAGTTATAATGCTCCCGATCAATCTTATGATGTAGTTTGCTCTACAGAATGTTTTGAACATACTCCTAAATGGGTTGACATATTTCAAAACATGATAAGATTGTGTAAAACTGATGGATTAGTTTTTTTTACTTGTGCATCTGAAGGAAGACCAGAGCATGGAACTCATAATAATGATCCTGGAGCATCATTATTAACTTTGGATTATTATAAAAATTTAAATGAAATAGATTTCACTTCAAAAATAAATTTTCAAGATTATTTTTCAGAATATCATTTTGAATATGATAGCAATAGTTTTGATTTATATTTTTATGGAATAAGATCTTCTAAAAATTACACAAATTTTAAAACTCATATGAATTGGAAAGATGTACCTGGATTTTTTGATTCAGATTTAGCATATAAATTAGCGGTAAATACTTTTCCCGAAGGATCTGTCTTTGTTGAGATAGGTTCTTGGATGGGAAAATCTGCTTCTTGTTTGGGGCAACTGATTAAAGAGTCCCAGAAGAGTATAAAGGTTTATGCGGTCGATACATTTGAAGGTAGTGAAGAACACACAGAACTTATCAAAGATATCGAAGATCATTCATCTTCTTTACTAAAACTTTTTAAGACATATACTTCATTGTGTGGAGTATCAAATATTGTGACTCCCATTCAGGGAGCAAGTTTAGATGTGGCATCTAAATTTAAAGATGAGAGTATTGATTTTATCTTTATCGATGCTTCACATGACTATGAAAATGTTTTAGCGGACATCATTGCTTGGTATCCCAAACTTAAACCGGGTGGATTAATTGCCGGAGATGATTATGCTCCCTGTTGGGGTGGTGTCATTCAAGCAGTTAACGAATACTTTAAAAATAAAACCGTATTTTTTCTAAATGGAAATTTAGAATATACATATTCACAAAAAATTTGGCACTGGTGTCATACTAAACAATCAACTGGAGGTAAAAAAATGGACGTAACTCTTTATGCAATTTGTAAAAACGAAGAAAAAAATGTAGAAAAATTTATTGAGAACTCTAAAAAGTTCTCACATACTGTAGTAGTTGATACTGGAAGTACTGATAATACAGTTCAACTTTTGAAAGATGCTGGTATTACTGTACATGAACATCCACAGACAAGAGATGAGTTTGATTTTTCTGTCGCAAGAAATCAAGCACTTTCTTATGTTGAAACTGATTGGGCATTCTCTATAGATTTTAATGAGGATATTTCAGAATTATTTGTTGATGGTCTTGAAGTGATTGCTGAAGAATTTACTGCCTTTAAACATGAGAGGTATGATAAGACTGAAGGTGAAGAAGCAAAACCTGGACAAAATGCACATGTTAGGTTCCATAGAACTAAAAATTATACCTGGGCAAATGCAATTCACGAAACACCAATGTTTATACCAACGGAAAAATATTTAAATGAAGTTTCTGTTGAGACAACAATTAAAATCACCAAGGAAGTAGAATCACATAATATAGATAAGCAATTGTTTTATCTTTCAATTTGTGAAAGAGAATTTAAAAAAGATCCTTCCAATACTTATTTTCTTTGGTTTATTTTTAAACATTATTTTGAAGTTAAGAATTTCAAAAAAACTATTGAACTTGGAAAAGAATACCTGAATATTTCAAAACCATATTTTGATCCGACAAGAATTGATGTATTCATTATGACTAGTATTGCTATGATTAATGCCCAAGAAATTCAGAAAGCCGCAAACTATGCATTCCATGCCGTAAGTGAGGCAATGAATATTGGAGGTGAAGTTATGGGTAAAGCATTTATTCATCTACTAGAGGTTGGAAAACTTACACAAAATCCAAACATCATAGTGTTTGCTTCTGCTTTTGCTCAAGAAACTTTAAATTTAAAAGAAAGAACCGATGCAATTGATAAGTTATTCCTTACCAATCTTGATGATACTCCAGCAACAGCATGGATTGGGCATCGTCAATTTGCCGAATGGATTGTTAAGTATCTTAACCCCGAAGTAATTGTTGATCTTGGTGTTGATTATGGATTTTCTACCTTCTCCTTTGCCATTCCTAGAATCGGAAAGGTTTATGGTATCGATAACTTTAGTGGGGATGATTTTGTTGGACAGAAGGAGGCATATCCATTTGTATCCATGAAGAGAGAGAAGTTACATCTTCAAGATAATTTGGAGTTCATTAATGGTGACTTCAACGAAGTGGCAAAAACTTGGGATAAACAAATTGATATTCTTCACATTGATGGTAGTCATCATTATGAGGATGTAAAGAAAGATTTTGAAACCTGGACTAAGTTTTTAAATGATGATGGAGTTATTCTACTTCATGATACTTGTATTGAAAATTTAAATGGTAATGAGTATGGTGTGAAGAAATTCTTTGATGAAATTGATCTTCCCAAATGTACTTTTACACACTGCTATGGTCTGGGTGTTGTTTCTAAAAATGAGAAACTAATTGAGATGATCAAAAATACATTTAATCTATGAGGATTGCCCTTGAAAAAGGTTTATGGGAATCTGATTTTTTACTGAAAGAAATTTTACCAAAAGGAGAAGTTTCCCATAACTTAAATGAACGTGGTGAGGTTTTAATCTTTGCCTCTAGAGCACATTCATTTAATGAGATTTTATCAATAGTTGAAAAATTAAAACCAAGGATTATAATTTGCCTTTCTGATGAGTTGATTGTAGAAGACCTACAACAATTTAATCAGTTAGGTAATTATTGTGATTTATTCTTGAGACAATATCATCATCCACAGTATACTTATACTTCGAATACAATTCATATTCCTCTTGGATGTACGAATGGGTGTAAAGTTTTTAATGAAAGTAAGGTTTTGAATTGGTCTTTTCTTGGAGAAATTAAAAATGATAGACAAGAAATGTTAAATGAGTTTCATAAAATTTCAAAAAACTTTGTTGGAAGATCCGCACCAAAAGATTTGATGTGTAAGATATATTCCAAGTCTATCTTTGTTCCTTGTGGTCGTGGTAACTCTTCATTAGATTGCTTTCGCCTTTATGAGGCATCTATGAATGGTGCCATTCCTGTTGTAGTTGGTTCAAAGGAAGAAATAGAATGCACCTTTATGTACGAAGAAAATCCTCCTTGGGTATTTGCGGAAACTTGGGGCGAGGCAGTGAAAAAGTGTCAATCCATGTTAGAATATGGTATGAACAATACATCAATCTTAAATTGGTGGGAAAATAGAATTCAAAAAATTAAAAGCAAAGTACTAGAAGTATTATGAAAATTGTAATACCGGTTTCTGTGGGAGAGTTATTAGATAAAATTTCTATTCTCCAAATCAAATCTCTTTTTACCGATGATGAATATGTTCAAAAAGAATTGGAAGAGTTAAATTTAATTAAAAGTACTCTTACTCAATATACTTTAGAATATGAAGTGAGATTAAAAGTGGTGAATGAGAAACTTTGGAAAATAGAAGACAGGTTGAGAAAATTGGAGAAAGAACAAAGATTTGACGAAGAGTTTATTGAACTTGCTCGTAGTGTTTATATTACCAATGATGAAAGGTCTGAAATAAAAAGAAAAATAAATGAGTTAACTAACTCCGATTATAAAGAAATCAAATGTTATGCGACTTCTGATTGATTAAAAAACATGCTATAATATAACTAATAAATATCCACAATGAAACCTTTTTAATAATTCATATGAATTTTGTAAAGCTTGCCATAGAAAATGGTGGTAGTATTCATCCATTAGTCATTCCATCAAAAGAGTTGAAAGGTCCTGCTCTAACTAATCCATCGATATATCTGGATGGTGACAAGATCTTGGTCAATCTCAGAAATATTAACTATACTCTATATCATTCCGAAAAGAAGAAGTTTGAACATCACTGGGGTCCCCTAGTTTATATTCACCCAGAGAACGATTGTCGTCTTCGCACTAAAAATATTATGTGCGAAATGGATGAAAATATGAGAATTAAGAGATATCATCATATTGATACTTCAAAATTCCCTGACAAAGAGCTTTGGGAGTTTGTTGGTCTAGAGGACTGTAGGATTGTTCGTTGGGATGGTAAATTATATATCTGTGGTGTCCGTAGAGATCTGGACACTATCGGTACTGGAAGAATGGAACTGTCTGAAATTGAAATTACAGAAGATGGCGTAAAAGAAATTAGTCAATATCGAATTCCTATTCCAGGTCATGATGTTAATGGAGGATCCTATTGTGAAAAGAATTGGATGCCTATTGTTGACATGCCATTCCATTTTATCAAGTGGACTAATGGGACAGAAATCGTTAAGTTTAATATTAATGATGGCACAACAGAACAATATAAATTAACAGGATGGAGAAATCTTAATTGCATAGATCTTCGTGGAGGATCTCAAGTTATTCCTTTAGATGATGAGCATAGATTTTGTCTTAATCATGAAACGTATTTGACTAGAAGTGAGCAAGATAGAAAGGATGGAGTATATCGTCACCGATTTGTTGTTTGGGATGATGATTGGGATATTGTTAAAGTTTCCAAGCAGTTTTCTTTCTTAAATGGTGAGATAGAATTCGCAGTTGGAATGACTGCATATAAAGATGATTATCTAATTACGTTTGGTTATCAGGACAATGCTGCTTTTCTTCTTCGAGTACCGCAAGAATTTGTTAAAAGATTTATTTTTGAACCATGATAATTTTTGATGTTGGTGCAAATACTGGAGAATCTACCAAAGAATATATTTCGGAAACAAATATAATATATGCATTTGAACCAATCCCACAATTGGTTGAGACTTATTTGTTGCCTTTACAATCAATAAATTATTTTATAATCCAAAAGGCAGTTTCTGATTTTGATGGAACTGCATCTTTTAATATTGCCAAACAAGACCCATCTTTGACAGATGGTTCATTGTTTGGATGTAGTTCTCTTTATGAGTTTTCTGATAATCTAGATCAAACTTGGCCTGGTAGACAAGATTTTGAAGTAACTCAAAAGATAGATGTTGATATAATCAGAATGGATACCTTTATAAAGGAAGCGCACATTGCTAAAATTGATTATCTTCATTGTGATACTCAAGGAAATGATTTGAAAGTTTTAAAATCTTTTGGTGAATACATTGGATTTTTAAATTCTGGTAAAATAGAATGCGTAAAACAGAATAGTTTATACAAAGATGTTGATAATGATTTAGATTCTGTGGTTGATTTTTTGAAGACCAATGGATTTCAAATTAATGAAGTTCAAAGTAATGATAGTTTTGATAATGAAGTAAACGTTATATTCTCACGATAATGAAAATAGCAGTTTGTTTATCTGGAGCAATTAAATATCCTGAAAAATCTTTGGCAAGTATTAAAAAGATTTATCCTAATGATTTTATAAAAGTCTTTATTCACACTTGGGAAATTGAAAACATTAAAGAATATGGTAGAGATAGTTTCAGTGGAAAAATGGGTCTTTCTGGAATCGATGTCTTATCAGAGTATCAATATGAAGATATTTTAATAGAAAATTACACTGAAAAGAGACATATCTTTCAGGATATGTTTGATACTTTACAGTTTAAAGAATCTCATAGAAAAGATGTTGGACTTATCAGTATGTATTATACACTCTTTAAAAGTAATCAATTAAAAATTTCATATGAAATCAAAAACAATATGATTTTTGATAGAGTTGTTCGTATGAGATTCGATAGTGATTTTAAAGATAAAGATTTAATATTAAATGAAAGTCCAGACTGCATTCAGATCCCATCCGGAAATGATTATGCCGGAATTAATGATCAGTTCGCTGTGGGTCCTTCGGAAGATATGGATCATTACTGTAATGTTTTCAATAAACTTGAGGATCTTAAAGATATGGAATATAATCCAGAAAGATTATTGATAACCTACTTTGATAGAAATCCTCTTAAAAACAAAGGAGTGCATAGGTTTGATTTTGACGTTGCAATAAATAATGGATAATAAAAGTTTTAGGTAATGAAAGTAGCAGTTTGTTTATCTGGAGCAATTAAACATCCTGAAAAATCTTTAGAAAGCCTTAAAAGAATTTATCCCAATGATTATCTAAAAGTTTTTATTCATACTTGGAAAATCAAAAGTAATGTGGACTATCATTCAGATAGTTTTAGTGGAAGTTCTGGTCTAGTTGACTTAAATATTCTTTCAGAGTATAATGCAGATGATATCTTAATAGAAAACTATAACATTAAAAGAAAAAAATTTAAATTTATGTATGAAAATTTAGAATTTTCATTTGAAGGTAGAGCTGATATTGGTGTTATGAGTATGTACTATTCTATTTTTAAATCCAATCAACTCAAACGTAAGTATGAGAGAAAAAATAAAATTTTATTTGATAAAGTTATTCGTATGAGATTTGATAGTGATTTCCGTGATAAAGATTTAATCCTCGATGAAAATATAAATGAGGTTCAAATTCCATTGGGAAAAGATTGGGCTGGGGTAAACGATCAATTTGCAATCGGCCCTTCCAAACAGATGAACATCTATTCAAATCTTTTTAATAAGATTGATAAATTGCAAGATGGATCTTACAACCCAGAAAGATTTTTAAGAGATTATCTATCTAGGAATGGTGTTTCTACTCAAAGATTTGAATTTCAAATCTATATTAATGGGGGAGATTTGTGAAAGTACTATTTGTTTTTTCATTTTCATATAATGAATACCTTGCCGACTGCATTTATCATGGATTAATTGATTCGGGCGTTGATGTATATGAAACTCATTATCCTGGATACATGATGAGTGATTATGAGGAACAATCCGGACAAGAACTTCGCGGTCTATATGGTAGGGGATTTACTCTTTATGGGAGAATGAATCACAAACCTCAGATTGATCCTCCTCATGTTATAATTGATAAGATAAGATCAAAATTTTATGATGTGATCATTTATGGATGCGTCTATACGCATTTTATGATCTGTGATAGGCAATGTTTAGATTATCTCGATGAAGTTAGATCTCATTATCCTAGATCAAAAGTTCATTTCGTTGATGGATCTGATGATATTACTCATTTTTCACAAGAATATAATCTAGATCAGTATGGTATTGTTTGGAAAAGAGAATTAACTGATTATGTGTATGGGAATCCAATCTCTTTTGCCATACCTGAAGGTATATTAAGAACAACTTCGACAAAAAAAGAAGAAATTTTTCCATCAAAAATCAAAAGTCCAATTCCAGGTTTTCATAGTGATCCAAAAAAATATACATTTGATAATGAGAAAGAATATTATGATGCGTATGCCAGTGCTTTTTATGGATTTACATGTAAGAAAATGGGATGGGATTGTATGAGGCACTATGAGATTCTTGCAAACAGAACCATTCCATATTTTTATGATCTAGAAAATTGTCCCGGAACAATTCTTACAGATTTTCCCAAGTATATGGTACTAGAAACAAACAAATATTCATGGAAAGGGCAAATTCCCTCTGATTATGAAGACTATAATGAATATCTGTTTTCTTATACTAAAAAGAATTTAACAACTAAAAAATTAGTGAGCAGATTTTTTTAGCATACATAAATGAGAGGAATTTAAAACGTGAATAAATTAGTAATTTTTGATCTTGATGGAGTTCTTATTGATAGTAGGGAGATGCATTATGATGCACTGAATACTGCATTAAGAAACGTTGGAAATGAATATGTAATTGGTATTGAAGAACATCTAAGCGTTTATGACGGTCTTCCCACTTCAAGAAAGCTTGCTATACTTACTGAAAAGAAGAGTCTACCTGTAGAAAAGCATCAACAAATCTGGCAGGATAAACAGAAAGCAACTCTTGAAATTTTTTCTGATCTAGAAAATGATTATGAGTTGATGCACTATTTTCAGCAACTAAAGCAGAGAGGATATCAAGTTGCAGTTGCAAGTAACAGTATTCGCAATACTGTTAAATTAGTTTTACTCAAATTAGGAGTATTGGAATTTGTTGATTACTATGTAAGTAATGAAGATGTTGTAAGAAATAAACCATTTCCAGAAATGTATTGGAAATGTATGACTGCTTGTAATGCACTTCCAAAAGATACTGTCATCTTTGAAGATAGTCATATCGGCAGGCAAGGTGCAATCGATAGTTGTGCTCACCTAATTGCAATTGAAAATAGACATGACCTAACTCAAGAAAAAATCAATAAGACTTTTAAAATCTTTGCCGCTAAAAAATTAACTATTGTTCCTTGGAAATCTGATAAAATGAATGTCCTTATTCCTATGGCAGGTGCTGGCAGTAGATTTGCCAGTGCTGGATACACATTTCCTAAACCATTGATTGAAGTTGATGGTAAACCAATGATTCAAGTTGTGGTTGAAAATTTGAACATTGAAGCAAACTATACTTTTATTGTTCAAAAAGAACACTACGAAAAATATAGTCTTCAATACCTACTAAATCTGATTGCGCCTAATTGCAATATTGTTCAGGTTGATGGAATAACTGAAGGTGCTGCCTGTACAACCCTCCTTGCCAAGGAGTTCATTAATAATGATGCACCATTGATAATGGCAAACTCTGACCAGTTTGTAGAGTGGAACAGTAATGAATGCCTCTATGCATTCAATGCTGACGGTATTGATGGTGGTATTGTCACCTTTAAGGCAACACATCCTAAATGGTCTTATGCAAAGATTGGTGATGATGGATTTGTTTCAGAGGTGGCAGAGAAGAAACCAATCAGTGATAATGCAACTGTCGGAATCTATTTCTGGAAGAAAGGATCTGACTATGTTAAATATGCAGAGCAGATGATTGAAAAGGATATTAGGACTAATAATGAGTTCTATGTTTGCCCTGTTTTTAATGAGGCAATTCAATCCGGAAAGAAGATTAGGGTAAAAGAAATTCAAAAAATGTGGGGTCTTGGAACTCCCGAAGATTTAAAATACTTCTTAAGTAACTATGAAAGAAACTAATTCAAAGCCATCGACTTATCATTCCGAATGGCAGCACAATCGGATAGAATTTATATTAAGTTTACATTCTCCAGACTTTTTTAAAGGTAAAAAGATTCTTGAGTTAGGATCATTTAATGGATACATTGGTAACTACTTTGCAGAAGTTTTAGAATCTGATGTAACTTCTATTGAAGGAAGATCTGAAAATGTATCTATAATTAAAAATGACTATCCTTTATTGAAAGTTGAATGTCGTGATTTGGACACTCCAGAGTGGATTTTTGGAAAGTATGATGTAATAATTAACTTTGGTTTGTACTATCATCTTGAAAATTATCATAAGGAGCATCTCATTAATTGTATTAATAATTGCAATCTTATGTTCTTTGAAACTGTTGTTCATGACTCTTTCGAATCTGAAATATTTTTTAGATCTGAATCGGGGAATGATCAATCTTTATCGAATAAGGGTGGTGCCCCATCAACATCTTATGTTGAAAATATTTTAAAAGAAAGCAACTGTAAATTTGTAAAACATTGTAATAGTAGATTGAATGGTGGTGCTCATCACTATGATTGGGAAGATAGGGACAGTAAAGTTGCAGATGGTCATGCTCGTCGTTTTTGGGTAATTGAAAATGAAACTGATTTCACACCGGGGTAATATTGACGGTTCGAATCCATTAGAAGAGAACAGACCTGAATACATTGAAAAGGCAATGTTGGAGGGATTTAATGTTGAAATTGATATTAGGTATGATACTTTTGATAAAAAATTATATCTTGGACATGATGAACCTCAATATGTTATTGATTGGTTTTGGTTGTCAAAATACAAAGATTTTCTTTGGATTCATTGTAAGAATATTGAAGCTCTTTATGAATTTTCTTATGGTACTAGTGGGTTTAATTACTTTTGGCATCAAGAAGACGATTATACTTTAACTAGTAAAAAATATATTTGGACTTATCCTGGAAAATCTTATACACCCAGATCTGTAATTGTAATGCCCGAGTGGAATATGGATATAGATACTTTATCAGATCTAAAAGTTTATAACTGTTTTGGAATCTGTAGTGATTATGTTGGGAGGATCAAATGAACGTTTCATTAATTTGTGCATGTAAAAACAGAAATAAAACTCTAAAAGTATCTCTTCAATCCTGGTTGAATTTTGATGAGATCAAAGAAATTATTATTGTCGATTGGAGTTCTGATGAATCATTAGATTATTTAACAGAACTCGACTCTAGAATTAAGGTAGTAACAGTTCCTAATAAAACATTTTTTAATCAACCACAACCTTTAAATTTGGCTGCGAGTCTTGCAACTGGAGACTCGATCATGAAGTTTGATATTGACTATATCATTAATCCATATTATAATTTCTTTGAATCATATAAGATAGATGAAACTTGTTTTCAATCTGGTGCTCGTAAAATAGAATATCTAAATGATAATGTCTATGAGATGAATTTTGATGATATTATGATGTATGCCAATGTTCATAATGCATACTTCAAATCTTTGATTGGTCTTCTTCATATTACACGGGAAAACTTTGAAAAGGTTGGAGGATATAATGAAGATTTAGGTGAGTTTTATGGATATGAAGATGAAGAACTCCAGATGCGTTTGGAGTTGATGGGATTAAAGCATAATAAACTTGTATACGACCACAATTTAATTCATATACCTCATCCAGATTCTAAAAGATTTGAGCACTTTAGGGGAGAAAATGAAGATATGTTCTCCCAATATGAAAGAAATCTTTCATCCCAATATAGTGGTGATACTTTAAAATATCAATTAGAATATGCAATAGCACAGTATCACATCCAACATAATAAAAAGTATTTTTCTAAAGTTACTGAATATTATGTTCAACAAAAAACTAAATGGAATATTAAACAACTAACCCCACAAAAGTATATTGCTACTGAAATGAATAATTTAGAAAATTTTCCTCCAGTTTACTATGTAACTCTAGAAGACTGTGTTGATAGGCAGAAGTTAATCGAAGATGAGTTTGGTAGGTATGGAATTACTCCTACTGCCATGATTTCCAAACGCTATGCTGATTCTAATGATAAAGTTACTGGAAAGTATCTTTATCAACTCACTGGTCCAACACAGGGTTGTATTGTTTCGCACCTGAAAGCAATTAAGCACTGGTATGAAACAAGTAGTTCTGATTATGCATTCTTCTGTGAGGATGATTTAAGTCTTAAGACTGTAGATTATTGGAACTTTAAGTGGGAAGAGTTTATTGAAAGACTTCCAGAAGATTGTGAATGTGTTCAGTTAATGGCAATTCGTGGTGACTTTGATGGAGTCTATTTCAGAGATCGAAAGTGGGATGACTGGTCTGAAACTGCTTACATAATGACCCGTGAGTATGCCAAAAAACTAATCGATAGTTATTGTATTGGTGATACATTCCATCTTGAACTTAAGGACCAGGATGTAATGCCGATTGGAGAAAACATTTTATTCACTGGCGTGGGTAGGGTGTATACATTTCCTATGTTTGTTGAAAATGTGGAAGTTCCAACCACAGATGTGAATGATCTTGAATTAGAAGATGGGCAAAAACCGAATCATGTTTATGCTTCCGAGTATGTACATAATTGGTGGAAAAACAATGGTAAACATGTAACTATAGAAGAACTTATGTCTGGTCAAGTAACGGAAGTATTAGAAAATTCTAAAAAAAATGTAGTAGATTGTTTTATTTACTTCAACGAGAAAGAACTATTAGAATTAAGGATTAACATCCTTAAGGATTATGTTGATAAGTTTGTTATTGCGGATGCAAACTATACTCATAGTGGAATACCAAAAGAATACACTCTTAAGAATACTATAAAGGAATTGGGACTTCCTGAAGATATTATCGAGGTCATTGAAGTTGATCTTTCTGAGTCTGCATTGGGTGGAGCTACTCCATATGAAAAGAAGTGGAGTCAAGAAGCAACAAAACAATCTAGAGAGAAGGTTCATAGAAATGCTCTTGCAAGATGTTTAAAGACTAATGATTTCGATGACGATACAATGTTTATTGTATCCGATTGCGACGAAATACTAGATCCTCAACATATTTCTATGTTACATGAACTGGCAAGGACACATCCAAACAACATCTATAAGGTTGATTTGGTACATCTTGAAGGTCGTGCTGATATGAGATCATACCACATAGAAACTGGCGAACCCAGAGAATGGAGGTACTCTTTGTTTGTTTGTATGAAGAAACAAGCAGAAAAAATAGGATTCACATACATCCGCGCTGATGAATTTAATCCCTTCCCCATTGTATGGCCTTATAGTGAAGGTGGATGGACTCCTGGAGGATCATATGAGCATGGAAGAAGAATGACTGATCTTGGATGGCACTTTAGTTGGATGGGGTCGAATGAAAATAGATTAAATAAAGCAAAATCATTCTGCCATGCTGATTGGAATTTTGATTTCCTCAATCACAAGAACTATTCCAGTGATGAAATGAAAGATTTTATGCTTAATTATGAGCATGTTGAGGGTCAAATTTGCCCATCGGGCATGAATGATTATATTATGAAACCATATCCTCTAGAAGATTTACCTCAGGCTATTTTTGATCTTCCTAAAGTTAAGAAGTTTTTATTGCCCGTTGGATCTGAAGTTTCTAAAAAGATTCCAAAAACTTTAATTCCAAGAGTTCCCAATCCAAAGAAAAAAGATCAGGAAATTAATCAAACTGACATAGAAGAACTTCTAACAAAGTTCTCTCTTGATACTGAAAATCCGGAAAGAAATTTTGATCTTGGTTTATGGTATGAAAAAGAAGGACATACTGCACCTTCACTTACATACTTTTTAAGGTGTGCAGAAAGAGCAGAGGATGATAATCTTGCATATGAAGCACTGATAAAATCTCATCATTCATATGATAGACAAGGAACTCGTGATGGCACTGCAGTTTCTCTCCTACAGCAAGCATTGTGCCTAATGCCGAAACGTCCGGAAGCATACTTTTTACTTGCAAGATTTCATGAAAGAAGACAGCAGTGGAATGATTCCTATAAGTATGCTTCTTTGGCACTTGACATCTGTGATTTCGATGTTCAACCTTTGATAAGTGAAGTTGAATATCCTGGTAAGTGTGGATTGTTATTCGAGAAGGCCATATCTGGATACTGGTGGGGTAAAGGAGACCAGACTAGAGCAATTTTTAAAGATCTTCTAGATAATTATGAGATGACTGAAGATTATAGAAAATCAGTTAAGGATAATCTAGACAGAATTAAGAAGAACGACCAAAAATGTTAGATTCTATACCTGTAATTGGAGTTCCTATTGTTAATGGATTCAAATGGATACAGAGATTAGTTTCTAGTATTGATTATCCAGTTGATAATTTAATCATCATTAATAATAATGGTAGGGGAGAACTAACAGAAGAATTAGATAATCTTTGCAAGATAAACTATTACTATATTAAAAATATTAAAGTTTGTCATCTTCCTGCAAATATAGGAGTTTCTGGAGCATGGAATTTAATAATTAAATGCTACATGAATGCTCCTTATTGGATGATTGTAAATAATGATGTTTCTTTTACTTCTGGATTTTTAAAAAGTTTTATTGAGAATGCCGAAGATCCGGAAACTGGAATTGTTTTTGCAAATTCATCGATGTCTTATGATCTTTTTTTATTGAAAGATTGGGTTGTTCAAAAAGTTGGACTGTTTGATGAGAATTGTTATCCAGCTTATGTTGAAGACGTTGATTATTATATTCGATGTAGTAATGCTGATATTAAAACAATCAGCGCAGGTCTTTCTTATTTTCATGGAGAAGGAGAAAACACTTACGATACAACAGGATCTCAAACTTGGAGAATTGACCCTTCATTGCGAGAAAAATTGGATCACAGTCGACTTCAAAATGAATACTACATGTACCACAAATGGGGATCAAATTGGCACGATACTGCGGGATCTTGGGGTCCTAATAGAGAAACAGTTACTTATGATATTCCATTTAATAATCAAGCTCTAAAGGATCTTCCTTTAAGTTATACTTTTTATGATTTAAATTTTGTTAGAGATAAACATTTAGGATTTTAAAACTATGAATTTTACAATTTATTCTAAAGAGGGATGCCCTTACTGCGAAAAGATTAAAAAAGTTTTCGAGTTGACAAATTTGAGATTTATAGTGTATACTTTAGATACTCATTTTACGAAAGAAGAATTTTATTCTGAATTTGGTAATAATTCAACTTTTCCACAAGTTATTTGTGATGATAAAAAGTTGGGAGGGTGTACGGATACGATCAAGTATCTTAAAGAAAATAATATTGTTTAATGAGCAGCATAAATAAAAGTAATCACGTTAATCGTGGTGTTGAAATTTTTCTTAATGGAGGAAAAAAAAGGCAACCTAAAAATTTTCACATTATTTATGAAAAACTGGTCATCTTTCTTCAAAGGGAAGTAACCATTTATTTTGAATTTTCCTTAACGTTTAGGAAAAAAAGTTATTCTCCAGGAGAAAAAAATGTTAGCAACTAGTTTAGTTTTTGGCTCAATATTAGTTTTTCTTTTTTTTATAGTAGGAATAATGGGAGGTTGGGTTGCTAGAGAATACATGATGAACTATCAGGAAGGTCCTCAGCTACATCCTGAATTTTTTGATACAAATGGGAATGTTATTCCTGACGAAGTAATTGCATTTAGGTTTGAAAACGATTATGACTACGACGACAGCGAAGACGAAGACTAAAAAAACTGAATCTCCTATTGAAGATTTACCAACAAATCCATTTACTTTTGAAGTTTTGGCAGTGGTATCTAAACAAAGGACAAATGCCAGAAAAATTGAGGCATTGAAAAAGTTTGAGCATCCATCATTAAAATCCCTTTTTATTTGGAATTTTGATGAATCTGTAATTTCGATGCTTCCCGAAGGTGAAGTTCCCTATGCCAGCGTAGGTGAACAAAATTCTTTCAGTGGAACCATAAGTGGAAAAATTAGTGATGCTGTAAATAAGATGACAGAATTAAATTCTTCTTCTTTAGGAGCATCTGATCAGGGAAAGTCTTCTATTAGAAAAGAATATCAAAGATTTTATAACTTTGTAAAGGGTGGTAATGATGGATTGAGTTCTCTTCGTAGAGAAACAATGTTTATTAATGTTCTTCAAGGACTTCATCCACTTGAAGCCGAAATTCTTTGCCTTGTTAAGGATAAGAATCTGCAATCAAAATATAAAATTACAAAAGATCTTGTGAGTAGTGCTTATCCTGATATTAACTGGGGTAATAGAAGTTAATTGATTATTATTGGAGAATGTAATTTTGGAAAATAAATTAATAAAAGAAAAGATGCCAATGGAAAATGAAAAGGCGTCCGATAGAGAAAAAAGTTTAGAAACTTGGTCACCACAAGAAAAAGAAACTTTTAAATCTCGTTATGGATGCGAGATTTTAAAACAAAATTGTACTTTAGAAGAGGCAAAGGACATCCAAGTTCCCAATGACGCTTATATTGTAACTTATTTTTATAATGATAAAGTTTGCTATGATTTAACTAGAGCATCGAAGAGAGTTAATATTTTTGATATGTACTATGATAATCTTGGACTAGTAATTAGGAGTATTGATTTTGGTTACGGAAGAATAAACCCTAGGATTTGGGGAATTCAGGCACCTAAAACTAAAAAGAGAAAGTGATTACCCAAATACCCGGAAAAATTTCCGGGTATTTTTTTGTCTCTTAAGGCTTTAAAAATTGTAACATTTTATACAAAAAAACTTGACTATATAAGATGAAAGGGATATAATATATCTCTAACGTTCATCTGGAGTATCCAGACGGAAGTAAGCCGACTCGGAACGGATCGTTCATTCTCTATTTGCGAATAGAGAACGCAAAAGCCGACTGAAGGAACGCTCTTTAACCTAAACCATTAAGGAGGAACCTAATGTCACAAGTAGCAATGAAAAAACTTAATTTTCTGCAACTAATTAAAGAACAAAAACAAAAAGAAGAACGTCGTCATCAGGCACAATTAGCGCAACTAATCGGAGCAAAGTAATGGCACAGTTCATAGTCACAACGAGTGCCGGAATCGCTCTATTGACTATTCTTTTATCAATGTACATTCAGTGGCTTTATAAGTAAATGAACTTAGGGGGGATTGACTTCCCCCCTTTTTTTGTATAAAATATTAGTAACTTTATTTTGAGTATGGACAAAGAAAAAATAAAATTAATTATCAGAAATATGGAATTGCTTTTAGACAGCTTAAAGGTAGAAGTTTTGTCCGATGATCCACCCCATAAGATTTCTGAAATAAAACCAGAAGATATGGATTATGATGAGGTTTTCTATGGATAATACATATCATAGATATCTCAATTTACCCTTTCAAATTGAACCTCCAAAAATGTTTGAAGAACATGGAGAAATTGTCAAACATCATATTTTAAATGAATTAAAGTATCCTGATATTGATAAGTTTTTTGGTCAATTTGGGTTAATTTGTGCTCGTAAAGAGTGTTTTTATACTCCTCCATATGGAAAAGTTCCAATTCATACCGATCATGGAACTTATACTAATCACGTTAAACTTAACGTAACTTGGGGTCCAGAAGAGGGTGTAATTCAATGGTGGAAATCAGACATTGTTGAAGAGAAAGTCATCGATGGTGGCATTAAAAATACTGATGCATATCATCACAATTTATGGGCAAAGGAAGAGGACTGTACACTTTTATATGAAGCAAATACAAATGTTCCTAGTTTAGTGAATGTTGGTATTCTTCACGGTACTAATAATCCAACTCCATATCCAAGGTGGACATTATGCTTCGTTCCATGGAATCCAAGGAAATCATCAAGAGATAGAAATACATCTGGTATGGTTCATTGGAACGAAGGAATGCAAATTTTTAAAGATTATATTGTCAATGAATAAATTTCATAGGTATTTAAATATTCCAAATTATATTCCAAGAATAGATTTTTCACAGTGGAAAACTGATGGATTTCAATGGCATGAATTTCATAAAAATTTATCTTTGGATGACCTTGGCAATCTTAAAATTGCCAGATTTCTAGATCGTTTAGGCATGAGTAGTGATTGGATAGAAGTATTCTACACTCCTCCAAATAGTTCTGGAATTATTCACTCTGATAATGGTTTGGGTGATGACTGGGCAAAGATTATTTACCAATTCGGTGCCAAAGGAAGCACCATGAGATGGTGGACTTCTGAAAATTCTTTTCAATTGGTTCCAGGAATGGAGAACTATATTATGGAAAATATGGAAGAGGTAAAGGGAGTTCCCGGAAAAGATGTTTTGGGAGACGATATAGATTGTCATTATAGTCAAAAGGTACTAATGTCTTTTGAAAAAGATGCTACAATGGTTTATGAAGCAGAAATTGGACAAGCAAGTTTAGCAAACACAGGTCCTCTTCATAGTTCCTATAATCCTACTAATGAGAAAAGATTTGTCGTTACGATAGGATTATTTGATAAATGTGGAAATAGGCTTCTTTGGGATGATGTTTTAACCAGAATGGATCAATACTTAAAATGAGAACTACTAGAGCAAGACAACTTGTTAAATTGCTGAATAGATTGATTAAACAAGAACATCTATATTCAGATGAAAAATTAAAAGAGATGAAAGAACAATTGCGAGTTGTTAAGCAAGAACTCGCAGAACTAGAAGCAAAAACATCAAAAGGATTTGGAACAAAATGACAGTAAAACTTATTAGCGTAACTCCGGATGCAGAAAAAACAATGGCATATGTTGCCAGAGTTTCTAATCCAAACAATCAAGAAAATGACAATTATTCTGGTCTTCTGAAGTATTGTATTAAACATAATCACTGGTCTGTGTTTGAGCAGGCTCACATGACTCTTGAAGTTGAGACTAACCGTGGTATAGCAGCTCAAATTTTGAGGCATAGATCTTTTACCTTTCAAGAGTTTTCGCAGCGTTATGCTGATGCCAACCTATTGGTAGAACATATTCCCATTCCTGAACTTCGCCGCCAAGATACGAAAAATCGTCAGAATTCGATTGATGACATTTCTGATTATGTAAAACTCAAATTGCAGGGTGAAATCTCCGAGCATTTCATTGCCGCCAATGCCCTCTACAAGCGC